AAATCGAATATTACTATTTTATTTTGTTTTTCCATGTCTTATTGTTTTTTGAATGTTGGAACTAACCACATACCATTCTTAAAGATTAAATCTAAAAATCCTGGGATAACGTTATCTACATCCATTAATAATCTAAAACTTCTAACAGTATCAAATTGGAACATCTTTGCGATTTCTTCTCTGATTCTTTCACCACTCACAGTTAACTCTAATTTCTGTAAGATATTTGGTTGTTGCATTGCATCCCATAAATCTATAGACATTGTGAAATCCTTTGTGATTGTAAATCTCAATGCTCTTAAGATTCTAAGTGGGTCATCCATCATAGTTTGAGTGGCATCCATAGGTGTTCGTAATATCCCTTTCTTTAAATCAGCAATTCCATCAAAGATATCAATGATATTTCCTTCAATATCTTCTGCGAGTGCATTAACTGTGAAATCTCTTCTTAGTAAATCATCTTCTAATGTTCCTAATTCTAAGATAGGTTTTCTAGTTCCTTCAATGTAACCGATTTCCTTTCTTGCCATTACAAAATCTGCAACTAAACCTTCGTTAGTATCTCCTTTTGGAAACTTCGCTCTAATTGTAAAACAGTCAGGAGTTTCTAAAAATATTTCGTATTTTCTTTCAGTCATCCAGTTAACCATTTCCGCCCAACCTTCTTCGATTGTCTTAGAGTTCTCACATACGAATGTGAAATCAATATCTTTGGAATCTACTCCAAGAAACTTATCTCTTATACAACCACCTACTTTGAATATCTTTGCCATAATTCTATTGTTTTATTTTTCTTAATACAAAGATACGACTTATTTTGACAATACAAAAATAAATATGGTTTTATAGCGCAAAAATAAACCACCCCGATTAAGAGGTGGTTTACGTAATGGTGGAGGTGCCGGGTTTCGCATATACTCAATGTATTTCTACACTGTACGGACTATATCATCATCTCAAACGAGATGTCGGACGCTAATGTGGTTATTAAGAAGACTCTACCTCTCCACTAGTCTCTGAACCTTCTTAAGATGTATCTTAAGCTTGGCTGCTGATTGGCTTATCGTTTCCGACTTAGCGTTCCAGCAATTCATCCAATTTTTAATTTAACATCACTGTTAAATGGGTCCCCTATTAAACCCGGGTCTTGCTCAGTCCACTCACAAAGGACTACACGTTTAGTACAGTATTTTCTAATACTCCGAAATTCGTTGACCTGTTCTTCACCATCGTAAGTCAACAACCAATGGACGACCCAATTTAGGGTTTAGTCGTTTTTCCACCACAACAACGGACTTCTGTTGCAAGGTATATGTCCTGACCGACCCCATGTAACTCACTCTTAGAGTGAGTTACGGTTAACTTCATAAATAATTATGCGTTAACGATAGCAGTTTCAGAAACTAATCCGAACATTGCCATCTCGTTATAAACGTTTCCGTCTAAAAAATGTCCATCATAGATTAAAGTCATAGATGAAGTTTGACTACGTGCCCCGTGTAAGTAATCCTGCCAATCAATGCCAGTCACCCCCATTATTTCAAAGAACCTTTCAATGTAAATACAAATATAAGTAATAAATGGATTCCTTAACTGTTTATTTACTTATTTTTTAACTCCGTCATCTCACGGGTTAAAATATCATTAACCTTATCCACCCTACTGTCAATGTGACGGTAAAGCTTAGACTCAATTTTACTCATTTCCGAGTATGAGTTTACCAAATCCTTTTGGAGTTGGTCGTTGTCTTTCATTAAGGCATTTATTAACCTATAATTCCCAAACGTACCCACAACCACTATTAACATAATGACCGCACATACACCTAAAACAAATGATGTTAGTTCCATAATTTCTTTTTTATTTATACACGAAAGAACCCACCTAATTACTACGCTTGTATTTCTTGTATATTACACCACTCTTCAATGTCCTCACTTATCAAACTCTCACCGGGGAATAGTGTTCCCCACATGGTCCCATCAGTATTAATTAAATACTTATGGAAATTCCATTTAAGTTCAAATGGGTTCCCATCTATTTGGTTATCCACAATATAATGTGTCTGTCCGTTTTGTAACCATTGGTATAGTTCATTTTCTTTACTTATCACAGAAGACTTAGACATTATTTTTACTGTCGGATATAGGTCTACTAATCCATATCCGTCACAAAACACTTCATTCTCTTCGTCCGTGTTTGGTTCCTGATTAAAATCATCGGAAGGGTATAAATAAATCGATACCTTATCTTTCATTAGTTCCGCAAATTTCGCAATATCTTTCATATCACTATCCGTATACCCACACTTAGATGCCGTATTGATAACAATAGATTTCATACCTCTAAATCTAACGTATGATGGGTCAATTACCTTACCATCTGAAGTAGTTTGTACGAATTGGTTAAAATTTTCTTTTATCATAATTTAATTGTGTTTGGAAATATAGTCTTAAAATTGTATAACGCCACTTTTGTAAATGAATTTAGTTTTACGAACCTATCGAAATCAGATTTAATGGTCTTAATTAACTTATTAGTCATACACTTTTCTTGGTATGTAATCCACCTACTATACTCCATAGTACCTACCGTTAGGACTTCCACGTCAACACTAACCAATTCCTTAGAGAAAATATAAGTGTTTAATATCTTAAATTCCACTCTAAAGGAATTATATTGTCCACCTCTTTCTTCAAAAATATGTTCATACGTTCTCCCACTTAATAGATTATCCAATGCGTTGTTTGGTCGTCTAATGGTTTCGTACTGTTCCTGTGTTTTTTCGTATTTTGTCATATCTATGTTCTTTATCTCCAACAAAGATAGTGATTAAGTTTGTATTATACACCACAAAACAACTTAAATCATAATTTATTTACTACTTCCAATAAAAACCTATCATTTAAGAGTAAATAAATACTAAATGAGTAAAGACTACTTCGAACATAAAGAGACAATCGGTAATTTTAATAAGGTTATAGTTACCGGACCACACGGGGCGGGTAATAAAATAACCGCATATATTATTGACAGTGATAACGAACATTTAACCCACCAACGTTGGGAGGACTTAATTACGTCAGAAGAGACTCTTAGAGAGATTATATTAGAGAATAAGAACAATTCATATGTGACGTTCTGTCCGTCGTGTTCAGGACTACTACATACGGTTACCGACCTACTAGATGATGTACTAGTAATCGTAACCTATAAAGATATCAGGGAGATTAAGTCTTATCGAGAAAGAAACAATATAAAGGACGGAATTGATTCATATGAGACACCAATATACGAACAACTCATTGACGAAGTTCCTGAATTAGGATATGGGATTGAGGATGGACTAGAGGAGGTTACTTACGGATTGTGGGAAAACTACCAAAGAAAGTTAATACCTAACTGGATTGAGACAGACCATAGTTCATTATCAAATCATTGGAAATGGGTACCTAGAAGTGAAAGGACTAACTTTAAAGAATGGCAGACAGAAATCGGAGAGAAACCATAATATTATGGTATTTATAATGTAATTAATAATAAAATAAAATACAAAGATATGTACGCAATTATAACAAAAAAAGAATCATCAATAATCGACTTAGTTTGGTTATGTGATAAATACGAATTAACTGACGGAGTCTTAATCTGTCAATATGAGGAGGACGTAAATGAATTTTCTGAAATAACATCAGAAACACATAACGTTTATGAGTTTAATGGTGAAATACCTGACGATTACGGTTCAGTCCCATACAATTTCGAAAACGGAACATTCATAAAATAATATGGTTATAAGATACGCGATTGTTAGAAGGGAAGACCCGTCTCACATACACGAAGTTATACCTTACGGTAATATAGTAAATGTGACATCCCCAGAATTCTTTTCTGGGGGTAACCCATTTTCGTATAACGATTTTACCGTTAGAGAAATGACTACCGATGAGATTGAAATGCTCGTTTCCATCAAGAGGAATGAGGACACAGATAATCGACGTAAAATGGAATATGACGAATGGGTAGTAATTAACGACCGTTGCGACTCAGAAAACATTAAGTCTTTTGAGTTGAGGGGTGACAAATTCTTTACAATCAATAGGGGAGAATTTATGAAATTAAAAACCGATACAATTTCTGAAGGAAAGTACTCAGTTACGTACCGAAATGAGATTTTTAGTGTTTATCATTATTGTTAACGCACATTTCATCTTGACAAACGATTAAGGGCTCACACCCCTTTTCCCGACCACACACATCACAATCAACCTTTTCAACTTCCTTATCCGTTATATCTAATAACGATAATGGGTCTGTGGGGTCAATATCCATGATTTTGGGGAAGATTCCAGTGATATTAAATATGAACGTTATTGTGGTCACCACGAGACCAATCCATAAAAGTAAGTCTATTATTATTCCCATACCACTATTCCTCTATTTTATGTAATTTATCGTCAATTATTATGAATTTTACCTCAACATCGGAGGATAAAGTAAAAAGGGTATCATTATGATAAATAGACCTAAACTTATCGGTATTGTAATCACATAACCCGATATATTCCCGACCCGTTTTTTTAATGATATTAAATAATGATGGGTTAGTCACTTCATTAATTACAAATATATTAACATATCCGTCATCATGTATGAAGTCCTTAAAAAGATGAGGTAAATTAGGTTTTGATATGGTATTATTGTTAAACGTATATTCGTCAACGATAAAGTGTTTACCATATGACTCCTCTAATACGACCACACACGGTTTACTAAATAATTCCTTACATAGTTTATCTTTTCTCTTACTATATTCATCATTAGATACATCAAATATAAACCCAGTATGTCCCATACTTTTTTTCGTACACTCAGGCGATTTATAGTGAAATGAAATCATATTCCCATCTAACACATCACTTAACTCTTCGTAGTTAATTTCCGGCCCATTATTAATCATGTCATTAATATAGTGAGAATTAGATAATAAAAAATCTCTATGGTATCTTCTACGAGTACCGTAAAGTGAGTTAACGTACAATGCGCCCCCTAACGACATTGATTGAGACTCTGTCAGTGGTGATATATGAATATTATAATCTTTAAATTTATTAAGTATTTTAGTATTTAATCTACGATTCAAAAAAGTCTCCCCACTTAAGGTAATATTTCGAGTAAAGTTGGGTGAGTAATTTTTTATACTATTTGTTATTAAATCGATTACCGTATTTTCGATTACTTTCTGACATATCGACGCCATTTTAAGTACGAATTTATTACCAAAAGACTCTTCGTCGTAAGAGTAGTACGGTAACATTCGGAATTTATCTAATTTTTGTATCACTTTATGTTTGGTAACCTCATTGAAAAGGGTTAACTCATAATTATCCCTAATGTCGGACAAATGATTATTTACCCCTTCATCTATTACCCCATTATATTCTTCGTCATTATACCTAGGTGAAATATCCGAGATTGTTGTGTGGTTGAAGTATCCCGAACCAAACCCCAATAGTTCGGTCATCTTAGGGTATAGTTTCCCCACGCTGATTTTAGGTCGATTGACCACGGTCATTTCATTTGACTCTGACACACTTACTGACGAACCATCATAAATCGTATAATCATTATATGATACCGTAATATTGATTGAATTGACGAACTCGGACGTGAAATATCCAATAGATGAATGACACATATCGGGACTAACAATTAGTGATGGTACCACTAATTGATTGTAAATCACATAACCGGTTACGTAATTATATGGTCTATCAGTGTATGGTGGTAATAAGGAAGGTAAATGGAAAACTGTCTTTCTTTCCTTTCCGTGTTCTTGGAATGCGGAAAGAGGGGTTAACCGAAATTCAGGGTCCACCACAAAGTCAAAATGGGGTAATCCAATCATATCCTTATCGTACCCAGCGAAGACAATATAATCCAATTCATCCACTCTAATCTCCGTCCCACCAAGGAAATTCGTCAAAGTGTCGGAACTTAACTTACCTATGCTCGTCCCAACATTTATTTTATGGAACGAGGTGTGTTTTAATATCTTCCCATTCTCCATAAATGCGATTCCACCATTAATTCCTAAGTTAATTGATAATATTTTCATTTTTTACGTTTCTAAGGTAGTTTTTTACACTTTTTTAATACTTATGGGGGTAGTAATACAAACCCAATAAACTTTTAAACCATTAAATCATTATGTCCCTGGATAGAGCAGCTCTTATCGAACCAACAAAGTTACCATACTACTATTTCTTTTTGAATTCCTTAGTATATGACGAAGAAACAAATGACGAAACCGTTGTAGAGGACGAAGTCTCCGACGACGAATATCCGTTATTCATCTAAAACTCTTAGGTCACATTACGTGACCTTTTTTATGCTCTATAGGTTCTTATGTAATGAATTATAGTAAAAATCTTTAGTAAGTAAAAACCATTCCCATAACTCCCCCTTAAAATCTTTCCGAAAGTCATCCATTTCCGTTAGTAATGAACCAACACAAATATAACTACACGTTTTATGGTGAGCAAAACTACCTAATTCACCAAACTTACCCCTCTTTAATTGACTGTAAGTATTTAATACCTCAAATTCTGAAATCATTATTTATTTTATTTTATTATTTTATAGAAAAAATAATCACTGGCATAGTGTGACATTACGATTTCCTTCATAAGGATTTTCTTTTTCTCCATATCGGTTAGCTGGTTACCCATTTTTAATTTTAGAAACTTCGAACCGTCTATTGTTGTACTAGTCATTGACATACCTTTTATTTTATTCTTCACAAATATAGTGAAAATGTACCACTCTTAAGTGTAAGTGTGGATGTTTTTTACTGGTTTATTATATTTATTAGTAATGGTTAATAAGATAGTATTTGTTTTAGTTGTTGGTATCCTATTATTATTAGGGTTTATCGTTATAGGTGATTTTATAATCTCGTATGAGGATAATAGACCTATTAACGAATCCATAATACAATTATTACAAATTACCATCACCGGACTGATTGGGATTATCGGTACCTACTTTGGTAGTAAATCCAATCAAAATAATGACACCTAAACCCATATGGTTACGCAGACGAACTGTTTAATGAAATTAAAGGGGGTGCTTAAAAGAAGAGACTAAAGTGAAATTATGAAAAATATATATAATATAAAAGAGAGTGAGATGTCTAGAATCCTAAATCTACATAGTGCGGAGAAATCGATTAACACATTAATCGAACAAGAAGTTACTAACTACGACTCAGTCTATGACTATAAAAAGGAGGGTAATCTATACTTCACTAAAAAGAAAACGTCAGATAAGTGGATTAAAGCTACCGGTAAAGTATTAGACGCGATTAAATCTAAGGTGTTTAATTCTCCCGATACGACTAAAGGTGAGACCACTAAGACCGGTGAACCTTTTAAAACAAAAGAAGAAGGTGATAGGTTCCGTACATGGATGAATAAGTACTATAAGTCATTCTCTAAACGAATCAACCTAGACGTATCAGGTAGTCACACTAATTCATACATTAGGAAAGCGTATAATTCGAAACTCAAATCGGGGAAGACGTTTGGTGAGTATTACCAAGAGAAGAACTCAAATCGTGAGGTTTCTAAAGGTAATCCCTTGAATAAACGAAAGAGTACGATACCAAATCTTTTTGTTAGTGACACTATAAACTCTAACTTCCTACAAAAGATAAACTTTAAGAAGTTAGAATCTTCCTCAGGTAAAATAGACCACCTTATATCAAACCCAGGCACTAAAGAATGTGCTCAATTTATCAATGATTTCTCAGATAAGTTTGACTCTGTAGGTAACGCGTGGTTATCATATAGGAATGATTCGATTTTAGGTCCGACAATATTCTCAAAATTTAAACAATTAGACGATACACAAATAAAAACTGCGATATCGTTATGGCAAGAATTAGATGAGAATGGTGGTGGAAAAGAAGGTGGTAACGTTACCGGTGGTAAGGTTAAATCATTCGTTAAGGGTCTCGTGAATGGTGGTGAAAGTTCACCTACCGATTTACAGATTGACGACATTATTGGATTATACTATGATGGTTCAAGTCATCACGAAGAGGCATTCTACCACGGTGGGGTAGCTTGGTTCGTAGACGGAAAACCAGGTAAAACGATAAGTAATGGAGATGGATGGGGTATGAATACCCACTTAGGTATTGTTGGTGCAATACAGGATGGCATTCCTCTTATATTTCATAATGTGAGTGGTAATGTTATTAGTCAACCAGTCTCAGAGTTATCCCCTACAATATGTTGGATTAAAAGAAGTGGTACAACAACAAAACAAGTCAAAGTCTCTAAGAAAAATCTTTCTGAGTATAACGACATTAATGAACAAAGACCGGACCACTTAATGCCGGGTCAACCTGAAACCAACCCTAATAGTGTAGTGTTTAAGGTAAAAGAAGAAACCAAACAAAAAATAAAATCGGTAAACGAGAAATATAACTGCGTAAATGAGGACTTTAGAGTTCCATTAGATACCTTAATTGAGGAAGGATACGACACTGACATATTAAAACTTTCATTAGGTATTATTGGAAGGGAGAGTACATTCGCATCAGGATTAAGGTATAATACTATAAGTCCCATTAAAATTATTGGAGCTTATTTAGGTGCTGACACCTCAGTTGGACCGGCACAAATGAAGACGGAGACTGCGGAGGAATTAGGGTTAGACCTATCTTACATCCTAACTAATGTCGGAGCATTGTCAGGGGTGTACCAATACCTTCATAAGTCAATTAAAAAAGCTCGAACCGAAGGGTATGGGGAAACTCCATCCAGTATAGGTGATATAGGAACAGGAAACGCAATGTATGATATATCAATTGCATCTTACAATATAGGTAGAACATCAATAACTAAATGGTGTGACTCAAAAGATACTAATCGAAATCTAAAAAACTTAAAGGATAAGTGTAATGGTCAGGTTGACGGTAAAGGTGAGGAAGTGAAGAACTACATCCCCAATTTTAAGTCTGAAAGATGGGACGGAGTTAAAACTTCCACTCACGGATACATTAAAGAAGTCGCTGAACGTTTTAAGGGTATTAAGTGCATTTAATTAAAGTTCCCCGTTATATATGTCGTTGGTTCTTTAATATTTAAAGGACCTTTTAACCCTAATGGTACCGACATGACAGATGTTGTCCCGTTTTTATCTGTGAATTTGTAATCTACAGAGGTACCACCGTCAAGTAGAATTCCATCCACGATATCATACTTACTTGAAAAAGTAACAATCTCTTTAATCGTAACTCTCCCGACTATTCTGGAGGACACAACGACTATATCCCCATCACGGGTTTGACCCATTAAGGTACGATGTCTTTTAAGATTCGCATGGTTCATGGTAAAAAGTCGTACATTCATAATACCATTATCAATACCCCATAAAATCGTCTGAGACGAGTGTTGGGTCATTTTAGGACTATTCTTACTCCTAACGTATGGTTTACCGTTCTTAACGTAAAAGAACCCACCACCTTTCACTCTACGATTCTTTCTCTTACCATCAATAACCACTAACCCTATCGGATTACCACTTTTAGTGAAAAAATTACTATTAATATAAAAATCGGAATTGGTGGGTTTTGACTCACTAACTTTGAAGTTCATCTCACCTTTCTTAATTACATATACATTATACGTGGAAGTTTGAAATATTTTAGTTTTTTTGTCCCCGATTAGTTGGTTAATCGGCAATTTAAGACTTAAAAAAAGTGTGGGTATTAGAATAAGTAGTAATTTATATTTCATATGTTTTAGAGTTTCCATACAACAAAGATAATAAATAAACCCATATATGCATCACATATATGGGTTTATTTGATATTAGCACCATCTATTATCGCTGACGTCTCCTATAACCTTATGCGTCATTTAGCTTTGTTATGGTTATCACGTTTATAAATGGTCTCAAGATAATTACCGAATGTAACCTTTTAATCTAGCCTATTGTGTTACATCCCCAATTTCCCGGTAAGACAATCTAGTTTCTTCTTACCCCTGATTAAGGCGTCTACACCTTTACCTCATTATCTCTTGTTGTAAACTCCTAAGTGTATTTAGTTTTTCAGTATCGGTAACGCCTATTACGGTGATGTTACAATTATGCCCACTTACTTCCAACATATTACAATACAGTTGGTACTCTTGGTGGGTTTAATATGTTATAGGAATCTAAGCGATATTATTTCCAAACCTAATTTTAAATACGACACTAACTTGACGTATAACAACTTATATCCCACCTTTATTTAGTAATACCTCTACGATAATATATTTCACTTATCAATGTAAAGGTAATTACCAGGTCATAGGTTTAACCTTTTTTTGTTCTACTATCAGTTTTCCGGTCATCATTTCCTATCATCTCTATTACCTGATATCAAGTATCCCCGAGTCCATCGTAGATTGGACTAATATTATAAAAGAGTGACACTTCTTATTACTATTATTCATAAGTTCTCTTTATATTGTTTACTGAATTTGTTAACGAAGGTCTTTTCTCCATGTGGTTTCAGTTTCCCTATAAATGTCCACTCTTTAATTCTATTTATTTATTTAATCCTTTCAAGATGCCAACTCCGGCACCAAATACGTTGTTGTTACCATACTTAGATTTACCTTGTATTGCCCACTGTCTATTTGTTTCCGCCTCATATAATTTCAATACTGCCGGTTGTGACATTAATTTCTTAGTCTTTACGTCATATTCTGCCGCCTCAAACAACCCTTTAGATTTCGCTACTGCTGCCTTTGCTAATGCCGTTTGTTCCGCCTCTTTTTTCTTAGCCAATTCATTACGACCTAATTGTACCGCAGTTTCCTCAGCCAAATTCGCCACCGCCTTTGGGATATCCACATCCGTCATCTGTAATCTCTTAAATTCAATATAGAATTCTGGTAACTCATCTTTAATGATTTGGGCGAGTTTCGCTTCTGCTTCGTTTCTTTTTGAGATGTTTAATTCGATTGCCGAGTATTGTGGTACCACTTCCTTACCCGCTGATTTCAACGTCTTTAGTATCTTAACCTCCACATCCGTAATTTTAGTGTGTAATAGATTTACCTTGTTCGGATTTAAACTATAGTCTAATGCCAATTCGACAACTGTCGCCATGTTATTCTTATCATTAAATTCGAATCTCTGTACTGTTGTTTTCTCTCTAACATCATACTCAATCATATCATCAAATAGAAACCCTAATCCGTTGTGCATCCCCTCATTGTAGATTGTATTCATGTCTGTTTCTCCACCCCATGAGACTCTAACACCTTTATGTCCACTGTCTACTGTTTCACACGATGTGAAACCAAATAATCCCACTAATAATACTAATAATACTTTCTTCATCTTTACTTGTTTTAATTGCTATTTATTTATAATTGTTTACCCACTTACTTTTTACCATAAGTTTTTTCTACTGCAGCTTTTTTTAATTTTGATATTCTCCTATTTCTAATTTTCACTATGACGAAACCAACACAATAACATGGTATTATGATGAGCCACCCAACGACAATCAATAAATGTATTGCCAACGTCATTAGTGCCAGCGTAAACACCCCTATGAAAACACCAACCAAATCGAACCCTAGGACATTACCATCCCACCATCGAATTACGTCTTCTAAAAACGACGATTCGAAACGTCGGTTCCTTAATGTGGTAACTAAGAACGTTATCGATACGATAATACCTAAAAAGGTACCTACTTCGAAATAATCCATTACTCTTCCTTTTTAGTTTTGGTTTTCCTATTTTCAGGATTTCTTAACCATTGATAACTCATCCATGCTCCCCATATAATTCCGGAAACGACCATTAACATTATAATACCTTTCATACTTTTAGTTTTAACTGTTTTAATTAATTTTATTGTTGTCCCACAAGGGCTCGAACCTCGACTCTTCTCGACCAAAACGAGACGTGTTGCCAGTTACACCATAGGACAGTATAGTTTAGCGAGATTTACCAAACTTAGATTTTAACGGTTTTATTTACTTTCAAACAAACACATTAGTGTCTTACCACATTAAAAAAAGTCAAATTACTGGGAGACTCTATCACCTGTCTTTATTCCTCAGAGAGCGGCATTCAGGATGTCCGTTCTATTACCCCCATTTAATTTATAGACTCCATGGATGTCTGTTTAAGTACCCCTTACTTATTTTACGTTTACCGTACTGTAATTAATTTATATACGTACCTAGTCGCGAATATTAAAAAGATAAGACCTGTAATTGGGTGGTCAATCGCTCTAATGAATGTCCACATATCCTCACTTATTTCCCCTCCCGATATCAATCCGATAAATAAACCAAATGAGAATGTTATTAATAGATGTGCTACTTTGGCTATCACAAATGATAATAATCCGGCCCAAAAACCTCTCTTTAGTTTCATACTTTCGTTTTCTTTACTCATATTGTATTTTTGTTTTAATTTAAGGAAGTTTGACAAGTATTGCCGGTTCTTCACATATTGGATAAAATTACTGTGGTCCGTACAGGATTTGAACCTATGACCTTTTCGTTATGAGCGAACTACTCTACCTCTGAGTTAACGGACCGTGTGGGGTTTTGTAAAAATATTTATGCTAAGATAGTATAAATTTTATTACCTACATGACTTTTACCCCAAAAGTTCTCTGTGTAATTAGAGACCCACAGTGGTCTTAGTAGCGTAGGGTAGGAATTGAACCTACTTCTATTCCGGCTTATGAGACCAGTGAGATACCTTACCTCCCCCTCGCGATGTGCAGCTCCACGGAGAATCGAACTCCGAACTTCGCCGTGACAGGGCGACATTATAGCCGTTTAACTATGGAGCTATTTAAGGTTGATTAGTGGTTCAACCTTAAAAACCTTAACAAAAACCAACCAAAGGTGGGTGTTTTATCATTGTGGGCCTGATGGGACTCGAACCCACATACTTCTCCGTGCAAGGGAGGTGCTAAGCCAGTTTAGCTACAGGGCCAAATTGTATTCCCACGGAGAATCGAACTCCGATTTTATGGATGAAAACCATAGGTCCTGACCGTTAGACGATGGGAACAGGTTGTAGGTTTTAACATGATGTTAACAACGTACCTACCATTAAACTGAGCGTTAATGACGTATCATTCATGGGATTTTCCCGAATACCCTAATGACTGTTGATGTACTACCAGGAATCAATCAACGGCGGAGCGAATGGAGAGAATCGAACTCTCGTCTCAAGGGTGGAAGCCTAGAACATTAACCACTATGCTACATTCGCATTAAATTAAATTTTTTGTATCCATTTATACATCATGCCGATTTCACTCGTAATTCGACTTTCTACATTTTCCCTTTATGTGCACATGGTTGAATGGATTATATCAAATATTACTCGCCCTAGTCTCTGTTTCGAAATTCACCTAGTTATCTGAGATTCATATACCATGGGGTTACACCATAGTCGTCATTTAATTTGAGCCTCCACGAAGAATCGAACTCCGTTCTTTCGGGTACAAACCGAGTACATTACCATTTATGCTTTGGAGGCGGTTAAGTTAGAATGAGGTTTTGTATCTCTTTTAAGTTCTCCAACGAACGTCTAACCTTATATTATGTACCCTTAGTAGGACTCGAACCTACAATACACCGTGTCTAAGACGGCCGCGTATACCAATTCCGCCATAAGGGTAATTTATCTTTTAATATGTCAATGAACAGTAGTACTTTCTACTTGGTAAAGGTAGATATTTTATTTCACGTATCCTAATCTACCTCATTAACTTAATTTGAGAGTAAGGTGAGAATCGAACTCACTCTGTTGATTTTGCAGACCAACCGTTCTCCAAGAACAACTCACTCATTACATACCTAAGTATGGTTTCCACTCATCTGGTATATATGTTGTCTGTTTTAATAACATTAAATAATGTGGTCTCTGTGGTTTGGGAATAGGTTTCCCATATTCCTTTAACGTTAAATCCGCCTTTTCATTATTACATCGTTTACATGCCGTGACCAAGTTATCCCATTTGTTAGGTCCCCCTTTAGATTGTGGGACAACATGGTCCAATGTTAATGTCTTTCTATTATCATTACCACAATACACACATTCGTATCCATCACGTTTGAATATGTTTTCACGTGTTAATGGTACTTTATCAAATTCCTTCCTTACGTAAGTGTAAACCCGAATTATTGACGGTTTGTTAATGACTAACTTAGGATTAACAAGTCCAAACGTTTCAGGATACTCTACTAATATATCTGCATTACCCTTATAGGATATTACAAATGCTCTTTCAGTGGTTATAATACTACGTGCCGTGTAACTTGAATCCACCACAAGTGTTTTAGCATAACGATTTTTCATGATTTAAATTGTTAATGATTTATATTCTTAATTTGCGCGTCATCAAAGAATCGAACTTTGTCCTACGAGTTTGGAATCCGTTTGGTTACCTTAACCTATGACGCTTTTGAACCCCCAACTGGACTCGAACCAGTACCAAAACGTTAGAAGCGTTTTATTCTTCCAATTAAACTATGGAGGTAATTTGTACCTTTAGAGGGAGTCGAACCCCCGTTCTATCGTTCGTAGCGATAAGTTCTTCCAATTAAACTATAAAGGTAATTGTACCCGTGATAGGATTCGAACCTACAAGCCGTAGCCTTCGGGCTTAAACCGAATATGTTTACCAATTTCATCACACGGGCATATAGCCAACCCCGTAGGTTGACAGGACATCTTTAGGTAACGTCTTTGCAAGAATTTCATCTCTGACCAATTCAATCACCCTTTGGGCGTTAATTCAGGGGAATGGAAGGATTCGAACCTACGTTGACCACCATTGTCTCACCCCCCTTTTGTACCAATAGACGGAATTGAACCATCGACCTACTCCGTATGAAAGAGGTGCTCTACCTCTGAGCTATATTGGCATTTTGAGGAAGAAATCGGAATCGAACCGAATACCGTTAAGTACGATTATCTTAGCAGGATATCCTAGTCACCATCATAGTTTATCTTCCTTTTGTAAGTAAAGTCGGAATGGTTGGTATCGAACCAACTACCTTTGTCGTATCAGGACAATGCTCTACCGATTGAGCTACACTCCGAAGTTGATTACAACCTGACTCCTTTCGAACTTTCAAGGCTCGTATCATTCATTCTTTGTAATCAATTTGAGGACCCGGAGAATTTCGAAATCTCGACATTTCACTTAACAGGCGAATGCTCTTCCTCTGAGCTACAGGTCCATAGTTACGATTAGAGGACTCGAACCTCCATTAGGTATATCTACCGATACTGCTCATGAGACAGTTAATGCACCTGCATCGTAATTTAATTGTGGTACTGATTGGTATCGAACCAACTACACCTTGGGCTTCAACCAAGTGCTCTACCATTTGAGCTACAGTACCGTTAAAATTTGAATAGTATTATCTTATGTTAATAATTCTAACATATCTTAAAATATATAGAACATTAAACGATATAATACATAATAATGAAATCATCTCAAAGGGGTATAACGACATAAACGGTATCGTTAATGACGATATGAATATCGGTATCGATAAAAACCAAAACCTCTTATCCATGAACATTAAAACCGCAGTATACGCAAAAAACAAACCGGCAGTTATATTATGAATTAACTCATATTCAATATTAAAAATCGCAATTAGAATTAAAAGAACCCCTGAGAGTCTATACTCAACTTTCCCAATAAAAAACCCAAAAGAGGTAATTATTAATGTTATAAATAATGCCCATTTCGCATCTGTTAAATGGTAACTACTTATCGATTCTTCAAAACCCCCACTCGAATACCATAATATAACCGGTATGTGAAATGCCATTAAATTTGAGAGTATTGAAATTGATAATTTTGACTTGTTAATTACTGTGTTCATTGATTTACGTTATATGTTAAGTCATATATTAATATATATAATCTAAATACATATCCTAAACACAAATTTTATGTAATTGTGGGTTATGGTGGACTCGAACCACTCCCCGAAGGACGAGATTTACAGTCTCGCTGCCGTATCCGAACGACTTTCATATCCCATTTATTTTGTCAACGTACAAGAATCGAACTTGCTCCTGCCGGCTTATCGCCGGCCTTGGTCACCATTCCACTAACGCCAAAAACTATATCGATTGGAACTACAATTCCTAATACCCATAGAATATCGTGTGTTGTTATCACTATTGTAGTAATGAATCACTTTCACCCAACTATTTTTGTATTTCGTAGTGGAATCGAACCACTGCCATTTCCATGTAAAAGAAATACGCTACCATTACGCCAACGAAACAGGTGGTTACATATACTTTAATTGGCATAACCATTCCAATTTGTGCCCCTGTCAGGAGTCGAACCTGACCCCATCGATTAAAAGTCGATTGCCTACGCCGGTTTGCTACAAGGGCTACTTTAGTCGGGTAGATAGGAGTCGAACCTACCACCTCTCGCGTCCAAGGCGAGCTTCTCACCCCGAGAATACTACCCGTATTATTGTTAACTTGGGAGGAATCGAACCTCCATTATTTGAGTCAAAGTCAAATGTAATCACCGTTATACCACAAGTTAATGTAGAGGAAGGTATGGGATTCGAACCCATGGAGTTTTTACACCCTCTAGTTTTCAAGACTAGTACAATAAGCCAGACTCTGTCAACCTTCCTTTAATTTTATCCAATATGTCAATGAACTATTTAATATGGTATAAAAACAACCATTTAGGGTGTAAGAGGAGAATCGAACTCCCATCTGTGGAATCACAATCCACCATTCTCGCCATTAAACTACGAACACCATTTGTTTCTATTATTTTAATTCGTTAGAATCCGAATTATTGGGTACAAAAAAATCCAACTTCTTTTGGAAATTGGATTATCTAATACTGAGTATATATGTGTTTAGTCTATATCACCATTTTAAATATCCAATTAATCGTTTCGGTTCTCTAACATTATAACTGTCCTGTCCAAAGCCAAACGCACATACCGAGACAGTAATCGCAGTCCATAAATGGAACATCTGATTCGATAAGAGTTGTATGTTAGTATTTGTTTTCATAATTATATTATTATCCCGTTACGTCGGATACTGTATATACATATATAAAAAATATGTTTAGTACCCTTTTTTTTAATTTATTTTTGTTTTGTCGTCTTTGACTCTACAAAGATACTCAAATAAATGAGATAGTCTAACCCTTTTCATTTATTTTTTAGAACCACCAGTAAGAATCGAACTTACGTCATTCTCAATGTTATTGAGATGCTCTAACCAACTGAGCTATAGGGGTATTTGTAACTTTTAAACACCTTAGAGTTACCAACTAATCCGACCAACGATTCGACCGACATCCGCGACAATCTATTTAACAATTCAACAAACTCGAAAGTGGTTGAGGTTTAATATTAAATAAACCCGTAATCCGTGGGCTTCGTTCCCTAATCTATGCATCGACTTCGGGCCATGTTTTCATTATGTAATTATATGTCACTTCGACACCGTCCAATTGATGTTCAGCGAATGACCTACCTGATTTTGTATAAAATATGTCTACACCGGCAATGTTTTCAATCTCAGCGATAATCTCAATAGTTTTAGTACCCTTAGGTATCATGTATCTAAAATTAACATCCAACGTAGTATTATGCTCATATTGGTTTTGATTGTCAAATGTATTACTACTGTTATCCATTATGTAATAATAAACGTTTTTATTTTAATCCTCAAGTCTTTTTGTTGTGAAGATACTTTATCGTAAAACAACTTACCCTCCATACTATTCGTTTCGGCGTTCTTTATCTGTCTCTTAAATAGTTCCAAATACTTATCTGCGGATTCTAACTGTTTTTCCGTAATACAACTATTAATGATTTTCTCACACCTCTCGACCATACCTACGTAATGGTCATACCTATTTTTATTACTCATATTATGAAAAGTCTGTTGATGTTGAGACACTTAATCCGTCCACTTCTTTCTCGTACCCCTCTTCGATTCCGTCCAATCCGTCAACACACCATCCGATTGCCATATGAATGAACTCCTCCGTCGGTATTTGTTCTCCGTATTCATTTACGATTCGACCACTTCTAATGAAGTCGAACAATTCTTTCTTATTTGTATAGAACTTTCCATTATGGAAGTTCCATGAGAATTTCCAACCACCACTACGTTTACCAATATGTACTGACATCCCATCGGTAAATTCATCCCATGGTGAGTTAGAATTCAACCCATCGGTTTTGATGAAGTTAAATCCATTATACGTCATGGACGCGTCATATAGGTTCATCTCCTGTAGTCTCAGTGTAAGTTTTTGACTTTTACTGACCATATCACTTATCTTCGGAATTCTTCTGTAGTTCGTACCCATATCTTTATGTCTTTATTTATTTAACACTACAAAGATAAGTTAAATAGATACAACCACCAAACATATAAATAAAAAACTCTCACCATGGTGAGAGTTTTTTTTAAATTATTGATTAGTTCTTCTTTTCTTATTTGATTGTATGGTTCTACGTGGGGATTTAGTATGGGTATTCCTCCTAATTGGGGTTACTCTCCTGACTTTGTTGGTTCTGACGTTGTTACGTCTTACTCGTTTAATTATCGAATTACCGTTCCGTATAGGGATGGGTCTGACGGTATTAGTACTAACCAAACGAATTGGTTTCGTTACTATATGTCGGACATTTTGACGAGTACTACTCGTTCTTCGACCCCTACGGTTATCATACCACCTATATTGGTTATTGGTGTTATACCATCCACCACGCCAATACGATGAACTCCACCTATTGTGATTCCAATTATATGTAAAACCAAAACCTCGTCTATTATAGTTCCACCATACCCCATGATTAAAATGATGACTCATATCGTAAAAATTAGTCCCATAATAATAATATGGGGACCAGTTTAGATTTTGATATGTGTTATCTGTGTTAAAATTGTTAATCCTTAATGGCGTATTGTTTTGGGTTCGTAATGTTTGGTATGTCCCACACGAAGTTAAAGTAAATGTGATTAATACTAATAATATTTTTTTCATAATATGATTAATTTAAGTCTGTTATTATTTATCCGTCAAGTGATACTCAACTAATAGTTAATAAATATCAATTACCATGCCATTGATATACCCCATCGACCCCATAACAAATCTATTGAGTATTTCCCGTTTAGTCTTTTATCGTATGTGATTTGTATTGTCGGCACAATGTAGAATTGATGTCCTACCTTATATTTTAAAAATGAAATCCGTTTCACCATAATATACCATTAGTTTAATAGTTTTTCTTTGACTTTATTGATTTTACCACACATCTCATACTCTTCTTTTCCAACGAAATATCGTAGACTCTCATTTATTGACGTTAGATATGACTCCTCGGGTAATTCCGCAACCAATCTCCGACCGTCTTCAGTTATGAAGTAACAAAGAATTGTTTCCTTAGGACCCCCATTAAGGTTCTGTTCGATTAACTCGACATTACGACTATGGAAGTCAAACGATTCATTTATCTCACTTATATCCCCCTTTATTTGGAATTCGGGTATCTCTTTATGGTCTTTAATCATGTTTCTCTTTAGTTTTACCCCTTTTTAGTTGGTATATTTTATAAATTTGTATAATTACGATAATAATATTTAGAAAAAGAATCGACGGTATGTTAGTTACAATGCCGTACCATAACCACAATAGAGCCCCGATTAAACTAGTCACTCTTAATTTAAGTAAGTCGTTCATTAAGAACGAAAGGACAATAGCGACAGTCGCAGCCCACCCAATATATTCCACCATAATTCAATTTATTAATATTTGTGAACGAGATAGGATTCGAACCTATGACCGATGCCTTAGAAGGGCATTGCTCTATCCAGCTGAGCTACTCGTCCATTGTAAGGCTCCCACATTCCTCACTTGTCAGTCTAAAGTTTTTTCTCTTTCGAGGTGCGGGTGACTGAATTATCCTCAATATATTTCTATATCTGAACCTGAGTGGTTTTAAATAACATAAGAGAAGGTTCGGGTCTTTCGAGGTTACTGCGTGAATGAGAGGTTAACCTTTACCTATGTTTCTCAATTTAATCAGCTTTACTACTTCTCTTATTTTGTACTCGGGATGGGAATCGAACCCACACTCCAAAAGGAATCAGATTTTAAGTCTGACGTGTCTACCAATTCCACCACCCAAGTGATTATAACTTTTTAACATCACAAAGATAAGTTAATAAAGTTAAACTAACAACCCTCTCTGATTATATATTTTTTTCGGTTTTATCGTAAAAAGTCTCGGAGTATGATACATCAACACCCCTACCAACTATCAGTGTTGGTGATTGTATGTAAGTTACTGATTTATTGAAAATTTTAGTCATTTTAGATTTTCCGTAAAACATATTTGAGTAGTCTGTTGAGTATATGTTGGAGACATTTATTAGGTTATTCTCCCCACCCATAAGACCATAAATAGACTCAGGGTTATCAATAATATTAATGTCGTGGTACTCAATATGGTACCCTTTAAATGTTTTTAAGTATTCTTTAAAGTTATCGATACCACCATAATAATCATAAACCTCATTAACATTTTCCCTCATTGAGTCTGTCATTCCATCATTATCATCTAAAAGTCCCTCACCTCGCTTACCGATTAGACCCCACTTATCGTCAAAATTACGAACTAAGTCATGAATAGTATCATAGTTACTCTCTAAAATATATTTAATCCACCTAACACTTTTAACATTAAAGTCGTAAAAAATAATTTTACCCCCTTCCGAAAGGTAATTACCCTTAACCACGTCTAAAAACTTAAACCCGGCGGATGGTAGTGATATCACATTGAACGACTCACCTTTATGGTCCTTAGTTAGTTCCATTTCTTCCGTATTGAAAACCCATGTCGAGTTACCGTGTAATAGGGACTTTAAGTGAGTCTTTTTATTATAATCGATGTCCTCAGTTACCCCTTTATCTAAAATTAGTTGGTGGAATATCTTGGAGTTATATTCAGGGTATAGATATACCTTTTTAGACTTGATGTTTCCTCCATATATTTGGACATCATAATCATTAGTAAGTATTTGGTTTATTAAGTTAGCCCCCTGCTCGGTATTCTCGTAATTACGAAACGTATCTCCTTTTTCAACCCATAATGGAGTATAATCGTCGTGAAAATTCTCATCACTTCTTTTCACCTCTATTAGTTTACCTACATCTATTTTATTATATGATGGTCGACCACATTTCACCCAATTGTTAACATCAATAGTGAAAAACTGATGATTTAATTCGTACCACTTTTCTTTCCTATCTAATATATGCCCCATTAACGTTAGTTTAGGGTTTTCGATAAATGGTGTTATTAATTCAGGAAGTAAATCTTTGGAATTGTAAATTCGGTTACCTGACGCCATGAATATAGCATAGTCAAACCCATCAATATGATGCTCCAGTGCAGCGTCAATTGTATTGACTTTAATCGTCTCACAGTGAAATTCAGTGGACTGACTAATCCTATCGATGTAGAACTCTGTGAATTCTAACATCTTTTCGGAAAGTGGGTTATATGATAACCTATCCGAACTAAAAAGTATTAGTTTTACTCGTTTCAACCTATTTCTTATTTGACTTCGCGAGTCTTCTTTCTTTCCTTAATTTTTTGTCCGACAATCCTCTAGACTGTAAATCCACGTCGTCCTCAGATTTTGTATTTGGTGTTGTTTTCTTTCTATTACCCCTATATTCCGATTTAGGACAAAAGGACCACACACCACTATTAACTAAGTTGGTTGCAGTGCCTTCGTCAACCCTCTTAACGTCTCCATTACTATTCTTAACTGTCTTCATAAGTATTATTTTTAACTGTTTAATAAGTAATAAAAAACCCCAAAATGGGGTTATTTATCGTGCTCCACCATCTCCTGTTTAGTGAGTTGAGAATCCTCTGGGACGTCTGATTTGACGCAGTTAGACGTTTATTTGTCTTACGTATTGTAATGATAGTAAACTATCGGTTGAATGTCAATTAAGTAATGTCGGTAGTATTATAGATGTCTCGGATTTCGTAGTCCCAGGAGGTAGTTCATCAGAATATAATAGTTTCAAAACTGACTTATCTAATGGGTGTAAAAAATCGTTAAAATAGGATAGGTACCCATCCGCCATTATGGTTGATGGTGTTGTGGTGTGAAAACCAAACCCAATGGAGTGACCGAATTCATGTAATGAAACCCAATATTCCTTATCGGTGTAAGTGTTATTGGTATTGACAAACCATCTTGAGAATTGGATTTCTTCCTCCCCATTGAAAACTGTCTCACTCAAACCCCCATTAGTACTTTTAAATATTTCAGTATCAGTGATACTATCCGGGTAGGCACTCCATAGGTCCACCCAATCTCGAGGGTCCCCAAAAAAGACGTAATTATTTGCGATTAATGAGTCCGACACTATAATTGCGTAGAATTCTGACCCTTCAGAGTGAACATTAAAGTCGTTAATTACGTTATTAACTATGTTACGGTGTCTATCCTTTACTCCACTCCCCTGTACATATACTTTAACGGTATCTATGTATTTCATAACCATCGGTATTTGATTCATGTCATCAAAGTCGATTTCGGAATGATGTATCATCTCATTAAAATGGGATATGATTCGACTAGTACTCGGGTTAGGGTCGTAATCCTCCTCGGACATTGACTCGTTTAACCATGTTCCGTCTTCCTGACAAGACGTTAAAAATAATAATACTACCAGTAATAGTTTAGTAATGTGTTTCATCGGTATGTTTTTAAGTTTTCGAACAACAAAGATATATTTTTATTGTCATACGCACAACTTAATTAATACTTATTTAAAAGGTTAATTTATGGGGGTAGGTGAGAATGTGAAATATACTAAACATATGACAATGACGGGTATATTCATGACTATTATGTTGGTGGGACTTTTAAGGGGGGTTAATGTTACCCTACTCACAACTACTAATATCAACCCAATGACCTTATTTTACGTGGAAACATTATTAAAAACGATTTCCTACTTAAATATGATTGCATTGTGGTGTTATATGTTAGTAACAAAAAAAATGGTTAACCCTGAGGATTAACCATTCTAATTTACTGCGGAGAATGAGGGATTCGAACCCCCGGAGGTCTTACCCTCAACAGTTTTCAAGACTGCCGCATTCGACCGCTCTGCCAATTCTCCTAATCTTTGTTTAAGGTGATTATCCCTTATGGTTTTTAATGTTACTATCTTTAAGTATCATAGTCAAATCAATTCCGAATAAAAACATCGTTAACATTATTGATACCAACCTATCGGATGTGAGATTTGACACCACATAAGTGGTAATAATACCAATGGTATAAATGTTAACCATTTCCCTATCGAAAGCGTTTACCCTTTTATATTTAGTTGACAGTAGTACCCACACTAATGGGAGTAGTAATATGAACGATAAAAGAGTTAGAGGTATATTTCCCCCTCTAATAGGTTCTTCAAATAATATTCCACCAATAGAAATCAAACAGGTCGTTAGGAGTATTCTAAGTAGGTATGTTAGCCCACCTATTGTTCCTGAGAACTCAAAATACTTAGATAACTTTTTCACAATTACTTTCCCCTACCAGCCTTTTTAACTTGACTGGGTTTTGCACTTTTACTATTTGATTTACCCCCACGACCTTTTTGATTGTCAGGTGTCTTATTTTCTTGTTTGTTTTTAAAATATTTACTACTCATATATTAATTTTTTTTAAATCACTCCTTTCATTGAGTATCCCTTCTTAAGGAAAACCCATAAAATAAGGTATATTAATCCAAAACCACCAAAAAGAGCGATTAACCTCCATAAAATTGGGTCCGTATTAGTATGTAATCCCATTCCGTGACAAACTCCACCAAGGTATCCCTTTTCTGGGTATCTATATAGTTTTTTCATATTATTAATTATTTTGAGCCTCCAGTAAGACTCGAACTTACGACCTGCTGATTACAAATCAGCTGCTCTAGCCAACTGAGCTATGGAGGCAGATTGGGTAGAATCAATTACGATTGTCTACCGAGACCTTGTCGTTGAATTACTCCAGAGCGGACCAAGACACTTTTTAATTTAATAGTGGACAATACTCACATTTCATATTGTCTAATCTAGCGACCTCTGCAGTTGTGAATCTGTTTTAAAGGTTTTCCTCGGTGAGAGATTTACTATTAAAAAATGATTAATCATTGATGGGTCTATCTCCCACGTTAGCGTTAACTCCGGTTATATGTCTCAGCTACATTGTCTGACCCGTCAGGTTATTACTACGATACAATAAATTAAACCCCTAATAAATTAGGACTCTACAAAGGTAAGTAATTAATGATTACCGTCAACCTTTATTGGTAATAAAATATCGAAAATGATGTGGGAGGGTTAAAAGAAAGTTGAAAAATTCTCTATGCGCATTTAATAATAGTTAATTTATATTGTATTAATGTATTATATATTACACTATAAAAACTGGTATAATAACTAGTATCGAATTTGAAATCAAAGTAAAGTCTTATAAATAAAATATTCGTTAAAATCAATTAAATTTATTTATGATGAATAGATTATAGTCTTAGGTATTTATATTATGTGGGTTATATTTATATTTAACACATAGGAAACTACTTTATTATGGAAAATAACTTAAATATTATATATGACCAATACCTTAAGGAATACTTAAAGGAGAGTTCAACATCTTTGGAACTACCAAATAAGAAAGAGGATGGAAAGAAATCACCAAACGGATTCACAATCGAATTGTTGATGGGACTTTCCAATAAACTTATTATTAAGAAACCGCCATCAATCGGGAGTCAAAGTAGCTCATCAATTGTTTATTATACTCCGTCAGAGAGAGTGGTGGGTGTTGAAAGGATTAGTGGTCAAATGAATGTTCCATTCGGGATTGGGGATGAGTTAGAGGACGTTAAGGATTGGGCAGAAAAGAACCAATATGAGACCGACACTTTCATTAAAAGACGAAAAACGTTACGTGAAAATGAAAACGACGAAGTAGAGGTTAAGGAATTAACCCTTTACGAGGTGTGTTTTAACATATTAACTAATAAATGGACGGACGATATGGAGTCTCAATATAGTGAGGAATACCTCACAAATATTGCGGTTATCGGTAGACGTGGTGTCTTAACTTTTGAGTTTGAGAGCGAATCAGAATGGCTTGAGTTTTTTGCCGAGCAATCCGAGAATTATTCGTTATATGATATCGGTAGTCATGGTGCTGATTATGAATATTATACGGATTCCGCGTATCAGGACGTCCAAGACGAGTGTTACCATCTTATACAGATAGGTGCGGACCACGCATTGGAATTACATGAGTTTTTCACTAAATTAGGTTTCACCTTTAAACATGAAGCCTCGTCCGCAGATAGGTCATCCAATCATAATTTCATTAATGATGGTTTCGCATTCGAATTAAAATCCCTTTTACAGAGTCACTTCCCTAAATGGGAGGAAAAAATATCCGAGGAGTACCAAGAAACGTATGTTGAGTCACACGCACAAGGGTTTAAGGACGCGTTAAACAAATCATACGATGAGTGGTTAGATGCTGGTGAAAGACTAGTCGGACTCGAAGAGGTGGAATACCAAAAAGAATATACCTTCCAAGTCGACAAATTAATTCGTTATCTAATTCAAATTAGAAATAAAGAACTAACAGTACTAGACCTAATACAGGATAAAAAACTGAATAGTCAGGTGGGTTCAGGTGCGGACCTTTGGAGTTACGACGAGGCCAGATACGACTATAGTGACGATACCAGATGGGGTGAACTTAAACCGTGGATTATAGCATGGAAGGATGAAATGATGGAGGACATCGAAATGAATTATTTAGATGAAATTAAAGAATTTAATAATGATAAAAAACACATTTTATCTTTAGGGTTAGAGATTACTAATGATAGTAGTACGAAATCTGATAGATATGGTCGACAATGGGACAGAGCAAATGATGGAAACGTATTTCACCGATATTCGTTCAAGTATGGGGAAAATAATGGGTATACGGATAAAAATGTTAAAAAGACTTCGGATGGTAGATACCTTTATTATTATGGGTATATAATACAACATGAGGGTCACGTAGTTTGGTTAGAAACCGAGAAGGGTAGTGAGAAGTTTGAAAAACGATTATTTAGTATTGGTGAGATAGTTAACTTACTAAAACAACTTTCATTAGACTTGAATGAGGGTCGACTATTAGAACAAAAAGAAGAGAACATTGTCAGTTATTATGGGATAATGGGGGGGTTAGTACGTCACTATGGTGAGGACAATGTTTCACTAAATGGTGACCCGGCAAAAATAACCATATATAGTAAATCTATCGTAACGTGGGACGGGAAAGACTTATTAATGACTATCGATGGAAAGGTTAATCGAGTTAAGGTTACAGAGTACTCAAATACGAACATTAATGGTGAAGACGTAAGTTACCCATCAATTAAATACATCACAAATAGAATACCTAAAGTGGTGAGTACGAAAATAGAAACACCTAATAAGTTGAATAAGGATAACCGTACATTATTGGACGGAACTAAACTTAGAGCGTCTAAAACGTTTTGGACCGATTTAAAATCCCTTGAAGGTGCGATTGGGACCAATGGTAGTCCTGTTTTAAATGCCTATCGTTTAGGTGACGGTCGAACAACAATAGGATGGGGACATACAGGAGCGATGTCAGGTAAGACGCCGAAAATGGGTGATGTTATCACAAAAGAACAGGCACAGGAATTACTAAATGTTGACGCAACAGAGGCTGCGAATTGTGTTAGAAGGTTTTTAATGGGGTGGAAAAAACAAGGATTAAATTCATATATGATAACTCAAAATATGTTTGACGTACTAGTGTCATTATCATTTAATTCTGGTTGTCCGAACCTTAGAAGTTCAGAATTTATCAAATTAGTTAAGAAGGGTAAACATACCGAAGCTGCGAAGTTACTACCAACAGATAGTACTATGATTCATGGTGGGTTTACTAAAGGATTAACCGCTCGTAGAAAAAAAGAATCGAAACAGTTTTTAAAATAGATTGAGTTGAGCTCCTTCGTATTTTTCCTTAAGAAGAGTATAAAGTTTTTTCATTTCTCTCTCAGTTAACGAGACATGGTGTCTAGATTCGTATTGTTCGATTACTATACCCATGTTGTCTTCATCGAACACTACTAAGTCATCACTTAACCATGTAGTTTTTTCCGATTCATAATAGTCGTCTGATGAGTCGTTTACGTAAGTTGGGGATGACTCCTCAAAGTAGTATTTCTCATCATACCCATATTTGGATATGTTCAGTCCTGACTGTATTGCTCTTTCAACATCATCAATTCCAACAAATTCTCTTTCTGAATGCATATTATAATAACCACACGATATATTAATACAACATATTGGTAGTTTAGATGATAATACCATTACGTCAGTGAATGGGTGTGATTGTTCGATAAGTGGATTACCAAACGCCGACTCTATTTCAGGTTTTAAATCATTAATAAAGTCTCCGTTAGACTCGTATAATCTAACCCCTGACGATATTTCAGAGATTAAGTGGTCTCCGGGGGCATCATATTCACATATGAAAGACACATCATTAAAGAACTCTAAATCCGCTCCGTTTGACCCGATACAACCTATTTCCTCTGAAACGAAGAACGCCGCCTTACATCTCTCTAGGTTCCTAACCATCTCCAAACAAATGAAAATCCCACATTTATCGTCACCACCAATACCAGTTAATTCACCATTATCGTCTAACCCATAAAGGATATCAAACACATCATCCCCAAAATTCTTACCGAATGTCGGTGGTTTCTTAGAGACCCCTTGTTTAACGTTAATGTTGGTAATTTGATGTACAGTATCGGTATGAGATATATAACAGGGGTATAAATCACTAACCCCCTTTGTTACATATATATTAGAAATTTCATCAACATAGTAATCTACCTGTAACCCTAAGTGTATCATCTCATCTAACACATCTGTGATGTGTGAAACCATAAAATGCTCTTGCTCAGACTTACTAGGTACTGATAATAGGTCTTTGAATCTGTCTAATCTTTCTTTGTTCATTTCTTTGTGATTTTATTATCTACAAATATAGTATTTTATTTTTGAATGGCAAAGATTATTATGACTTTTCAGTCACAATAATCTTATCACTACCTTTAGTAACCTTAAGGGAATATTTTTTACCTTCCACTATGTTTTGTCTAAGTACCTCTTCTGAGATAAAGTCTTCTAAGTAGTCCTGAATCGCTCTACGAATAGGACGTGCCCCGAACTTACTGTCATACCCTTTATCTGAAATTAGTTCGGCAATTGATGGTCCCATCGTAATTCGATAACCTCGTTCAACTAACCTTTTAGTTAATTTTCCTAATTCAATTTTTACGATATCAGATACGTGTTTTTTCTCTAATGATTTAAAAACAATTATATCGTCTAATCTATTTAGGAATTCAGGTGCAAATTCATTTTTCAATGCTTTCTGTATGATACCTTTCGTTAATTCCTCACGTTGTGTTGCCAAAGAATCTGTGGTGAATCCAACTCCCGTTCCAAAGTCCTGAAGCTTACGTGCTCCTACGTTTGACGTCATAATGATAAGAGTATTCTTAAAGTTAATTTTACGTCCTAATCCGTCAGTTAAATGACCCTCATCTAATACTTGAAGTAATATGTTAAACACGTCTTTGTGTGCTTTCTCAATCTCATCGAAAAGTATTACCGAATATGGTTTATTCTTAACCTGTTCGGTTAACTGACCACCTTCATCGTGGCCTACATATCCTGGGGGTGAACCCACTAAACGAGAGACAGAATGTTTCTCCATTAACTCCGACATATCGACACGAATCATCGCCGACTCATCGCCGAATATTTCACGAGCCAGTGTCTTTGCTAAGTGAGTCTTACCAACTCCAGTGGACCCTAAGAATATAAACGACCCAATCGGTCTGTTTGGTTCTTTAATTCCCACTCGATTTCTACGGATAGCCTTTGCTATTTTCTTAACTGCTTCGTCCTGACCAATTACGTTCTGTTTAATATTATCTTCTAACGATAAAAGAGATTCCGACTCATTACTATCTAAACGCGTAATTGGTATTTTAGTCATGTCTGAGACTATTTGATAAACATCCTCCTCATAGATTTTAGTCCTATCTTCGTTTTGTTTACGTTCCCACTCAGTCTTCTCGGTATCTAATTTACTGAGTAGTTTCTTCTCTTGGTCACGAAGTTCCGCTGCGATTTCATAGTTTTGGTTCTTAACCACGTCTAACTTCTTTTTCTTAATAACATGGACCTCTTCCTTCAATTCCTCCAAAAATTCAGGGAGTTTAACCTCAACCTGAGCCTTAGCCCCGACCTCATCTAAAATGTCGATAGCCTTATCAGGAAATTCACGGTCGGTGATATATCTCTCGGCTAACACGACACAAGCCTTTAATGACTCATCAGTATAAACCACTTTATGGTGGTCCTCATATTTCCCTTTAATGTTATTAAGGATTATTAGTGTCTCTTCCATTGTCGCCGCTTCCACCATGACCTTTTGGAATCTACGCTCTAATGCCCCATCCTTTTCGATGTTCTCACGATACTCATCTAATGTTGTAGCACCAATACATTGAATCTCACCACGAGATAGTGCTGGTTTAATTATATTAGACGCATCTAACGAACCTGATGAGTTACCGGTACCTATAATTGTATGAATTTCATCGATGAATACAATAACATTATCGTTATCCTGTAATTCCTCTAAAATTGCTTTTAGACGTTCTTCGAACTGTCCACGGTATTTAGTACCGGCAACTATCGATGTTAAGTCTAAAGATACAATACGTTTATCCGCAAGGTTCTTAGGACAATCACCCTCATGAATTTTTATTGCTAACCCCTCCACTAATGCAGTTTTACCACAACCAGGTTCCCCGATAATGATTGGGTTATTTTTCTTACGTCTCGAAAGAATTTGAGCTACTCTACGAATTTCTAAATCCCGACCAATAACGGGGTCTATTTTACCTAATTCCGCTAATTTAATAAGGTCCCTAGAAAAGTTATCAAGTACTGGGGTACGAGAATCATTCTTTTGTCTTTTTATTGGGAGTTTTCTACCTCCACCTTGTTCATCGTATTCTGTATCCATCTATGTCTTTAGTTTTACGTTTTTATTTCTATTACAAATATAATACTTTTTCTTTAAAAAACAACATTATTAGTGATGTCAGTGTTTTGTCCATATTATATGTCAGTTTGTCAGTTTAACCAAATTGGTTCGTAATTTGATTTATATTGACCACAAAGATAGACATAATGTTTTAGTCTCACAAACTTTCACAAAAAAAAGTGAATTATTCTGTGAGTATCAATAATAAAACCTATCTTTGCAATTAATTAAATAAGTAAACTAAAAAGAAGTATATGGGAAAAGTAATTGGTATTGATTTAGGAACGACAAATTCGTGTGTCTCTGTTATGGAGACTGGAGGACCTAAAGTAGTTGTTAATTCCGAAGGGTCGAGAACGACACCTTCAATAGTCGCGTTTCATGACGGAAACATTAATATAGGTAACTCTGCGAAAAGAGGGTCGATAACAAACCCCGATAATACGATATACTCTGCTAAGAGATTTATCGGTAAACGTTATTCGGAGTTAAATGAGAATCACAAAAACGTGGTTTATAAAATTAAGAAAGGTAAGGGGGATACTGTATCCATTATTGCAAATGAAAGGGATTATGTTCCTCAGGAAATTTCTGCAATGGTATTACAAAACCTACGTAAGAGTGCTGAAGCATACTTAGGTGAGGAAGTAACACAGGCAGTCATTACGGTACCCGCGTATTTCAATGATTCCCAACGACAAGCAACTAAAGAGGCGGGTCAAATTGCGGGGTTAGAGGTGTTACGTATTATTAACGAACCAACCGCAGCAGCATTAGCGTATGGGTTAGATAAGACAGAAAAAGACATGAAAATTGCCGTTTTCGATTTAGGTGGTGGTACATTCGATATCTCCATCTTAGAATTAGGTGACGGAATTTTCGAAGTATTATCCACAAATGGTGATACTCAGTTAGGTGGTGATGATTTTGACGAAGCAATTATCAAACACTTCACCTCACTTATTAAAACTAACTCTGGGGTTGATGTATCACAAGACTCTATGTCATTACAACGTGTACGTGAATCGGCTGAGAAGGCGAAGATTGAATTATCATCTGCAACTCAGACTAGTGTTAACCTACCGTATATTAGTGTTGGACCAAATGGTCCAATCCATTTTGAGACAACCTTCACAAGGTCTGATTTTGATAGATTAACATCTAATTTAGTAAAGAGGTCGATTGACCCATGTATTAAAGCGATGACTGATGCGGGTATTACATTAGGAGAAATAGACGAAGTCATCTTAGTTGGAGGGTCGACTAGGATTCCTTCAGTCCAAGAGGCAGTTGAGAAATACTTCGAAAGAACTCCGAGTAAAGGAGTGAACCCTGATGAGGTAGTCGCTATGGGAGCCGCAATCCAAGGGGGTGTATTGTCCGGTGATGTAACCGATGTCCTATTATTAGATGTCACCCCATTATCGTTGGGTATTGAAACAATGGGAGGGGTAATGACTAAATTAATCGAATCTAACACGACAATACCGACAAAGAAATCTCAATCATTTTCAACCGCATCGGACAACCAGACAATCGTTGAAATCCACGCATTACAAGGGGAGAGACCAATGGCCACGGATAATAGAACTTTAGGTACTTTCAAATTAGAAAGTATTCCAATGGCTCCAAGAGGTATTCCTCAAATTGAGGTAACTTTCGATATCGACGCCAATGGGATTCTTAGTGTATCGGCAACCGATAAGGGGACTGGTAAAGAACAAAAAATTAGAATCGAATCGTCTACCGGTTTATCAGAGGAAGAAATTCAAAAAATGAGAGACGAAGCGGAATTAAATCGAGATGAAGATAAGAAAAAAGAGGAGGAAGTTACCACTATTAACGAAGCGGATTCCTATATTTTCACTACTGAAAAACAAATGGAGGAATTAGGGGATAAAATTAGTGATGAAGAAAAAGTGTTACTAATCGAACTTAATAAATCCTTGACCGACGCCAAGGACTCTAAAGACATATTACTCATTAAGAGTAAAAAGACAGAGTTAGAAGAGGTATGGACTAAAATCACCACTCGACTTTATGAGACCCCCGAAGAAGAGGGTGACGGAACGACGGATGTTGATTATGAAGATGTAAGTTAATTAAAACCCCCTTAATGGGGGTTTTTTTATGCCCGTTATTTATAATCGATTATTTACTACATTTTTAGATATTTATTTAAATACTACAGAATATGGCTATTATATCAGAAAAAATTAGCGGAAAGAGAATTAAGGTGTTCATCGAATCATCTAATTTAACGTCTGCGGAGTATCATACGGATGCTAAGACATTGTTAATGGAATTTAAAAACGGACAGAAGTATGAATACGCTGAGGTACCGTGGGATGTTTTCACTAAACTAAGAATGTCAGAATCCCAAGGAAGTTTCTTCAATAAAAATATCGGACGAGCGTTCGAATATACTAAAATAGAAGAAGATGGAGAATAACGGAGAACAAAGAATAATACATTCCTTCAACACTAAAGAAGTGTTATGTGGTGACGTATGGGACGGAGCGACAGGAAACCCTCAAATGAAAAGAGACGTTAGACAACAATTATTAACTATTTCTGACGACTTCATAGAATTCTTAGTCATAGAGTTAGAGATTGCCGATATCATTATGACTGGGTCGTTATCTAATTATAATTGGTCTGATTTTTCGGATGTGGATTTGCACGTAGTATTAGATTTTGAAGAGGTTGGGGAAAACGTATCATTCATTAAAGAGTTTTTTAATTCAAAGAAAATCAATTGGAATACTTCTCACGATATAACAGTAAAAGGGTTTGAGGTTGAACTGTATGTCCAGGACGAAACAGAAGCTCATTTCTCGTCAGGAGTTTATTCAGTATTAAAAGATAAGTGGTTAGTGGAACCAAAACCGGGGGGTAGACAACCCGACGAGGAAAAACTAATGTCTAAGGTATCCGAATGGATGTCAATCATTGACGAGGTTGTCGAACAATCGAAAGGTAGTTCTGACATCGAAGAAGTGGTCAAATCAATCGACAAAATTAGAAAAAAATTAAAACGATTCCGTTCGACAGGTCTTGAAGAATATGGGGAGTACTCATATGAGAATTTAGTATTTAAATTCCTTAGAAGAAATGGATATATTGGTAAGCTTTTAGACACCAAAAACGACTTAGTTGATAAGTCTTTATCGTTAGATGAGATTAATATCGAGGATTAATTACCATTTTACTATTTCTTTAATATTTATAGAGGTATATACAACATAAACTATTAATAGTTAAAAAACATTATAATGAAACCATTAGGAAGTGAAAAACTTACAGGTGACGAGAAAATTCAAAGAATTATCGAAATCGCTAACTTCGGAAGTAAAAGTTCAAAATTAAATGAAACTAAAACCGAATACTCAAAAAACGCCGTAGACGGTAATACATACGCAATCGTAAAAGAAAATGACGGTTACTACGTTAAGGTAGGGCTAAATGAAACTACTTTAGATTACGTTGACGGTATGTTAAACAGAAACAGATATAGATTTAATTCTTACGCAGGTGCGTTAAAGAAGATTAACTTAATGTTAAAACCATTAAACGAACAATTTAATGAAGGGAAGGAAGACCCAGTTTTAAATGAAACTAAATTCGTATTAAAGAAACCAGCTGCGGAACCAACACCGGAACCAATTATGGTTGACGAACCTGAGATGGAAATCGAACCTATGAATACTGAACCTGAAATGGGGAGTGAAGAGGAATTCGATGTTGAAGGATTAGGTGATGAAGTTTCTGACGAATCTGAAATCGGTGACGAACCAACGGAAGACCTTGGAATCGGTGACGATGACGGTAAACTAAAAAAAGTACAAAAATTAACAGGGAAATTAGGTCAAGCTCTTAGAGAGATGAAAGTAGACCTAGATTCTTCTGACATAAAATATGTTTTAAATTCAATCATATCTGCCGTGGATTTATCTAGGTTAGATGAGGAGGATTTATCTGATGTGATGACTAACTTTGAGGAGTTAGAAAATTTCGAAATTGAGTCTGACGAGGAGTCATCAATGGACTCTGAAGAGATTGGGTTAGACGACGAAGAAATGGATTTTGACATGGAAGGATTAGATGATGAGATGGATGAAACTCCAATCGCAGATTTAGGTGAATTATTAGATATAGAATCTGATGAAATCGTTGAAAGTGATTTAGATGAAGGTGCATTTATGGACGGACTTTCTAAATTAGGTGGTAAATTCGTTAAGTATTACGCAACAAACCCTGAAGGTAGAAAACAAATTAATTCGTTCGCATCTCAAGCAGTATCTAAAGGTACTGATAAAATCGCGGGAGAATTAGATAAGTCTGACTCTGTAGATACTACAGGAAAATTATCATCAGTTTTAAAAGACATTAACCCGACACATGATAATATCGACGCGTTAGGGAAAATGATTTTTGGTGATTTAAATGAGACTGACATGGATACGAAAATTGATAACGTTTTGGGTAAATACTTTGTAGACTAATATGAAATTGATTTATGTAAACGAATTAGGGCCTAACTACTTAGGTAATAACGTATATGAGTTTATCTTCGGGTACTCGGACTGCGAACCTTTTGGTGATGGATGGGATACCGTACCCGCATATGGAAACGCACACCCACCTGAATTACAATACATAAGTAAGGTCGGCTCATTAAAAGAGTCTAACTTAAAACTACACTTAATTCAAAACTCTGATTACTTTTGTGTGTATGACTCGGTCGAGGATGTAATCGCACTTTCGTGGGAAGACGCTGAAACCGATGAGATATTAAAGGAAGATAAAACACGGTTAGTGTTTAGATATGGTGAATCTTTAGAGGTCATCATAGATAAATTATACGAACGTGATTTAATCTTAGAGTTCGATAAAATGACAAATTTAATTAAAGAAAATGAAGAATAATAAATTTTACAATGAATTATTATCTGAAGGATTTTCAGATAATACGCTATCTTCATTAACTAAAAAACAAGTGAATGTATTACATTCCCGTATTTTTAGTGAGGCTACTTTCAAAGTAAGTGCGGAAAACGTAGATAAGATAAAAGATAAAGTTAACTCTGACGACACTATCGAAGTTTCTGAGGAAACGACTAAAGGTGAAATTAATGAGTGGGGCTCATCAGACCAAACGGCATTTAATCGTTCGGTCCATAGTGATTTAGGGGAACCTGAAACAATGCCAAGTCCATTTAGTGATGAACTTGAATCCGCAGTTGAAAGTGCGGTTGATATCTACTGGTCCGAATGGGAAGAGTATCAAATAGACAAGAATAGTTTAATCGATAACGGAAAACGAGCATATTTAAGGTCTCACTTCAAAGAACAATTCAATATGTTGGTTCAAATGTTCGCTCCGGCAACTGAAGAAGATGATGATAAAGATACCATCGAAACGGATTTAGACGAAGACTCTAAATACCAAAAACCACTTTCAGTGGATAAGGGATGGGATAAGACGGTAGAGTCTAGTAAAGTTTCAGATAACCGTTTAGATAAAACAGACGGTACACTTAATAGTGTTAAGTTTGTAAAGGCAGGAACACAATCTAAGGCCGTTTCTAAATCAGGACATACAGGTTTCGCACAACCAAATGAGAAAGGTAATATCGGAGGTAAAACCAAAGGTAATAAATCTATGTCAGGGTCTGTGTCCGAATCTAAAACAACTAAGAAAGAATTACTAAAATATCTTAGTGAGATTACAGGAGAAACACCTATCTTAGCCGAAATAGAAACCGAAACACTACCTGAATTTATGAATTTTGATTTATTTGACGGAAAATTAGGGTCTTTAGTGGGTAATTCACCTGTAGAGACACCTGTTAAGCCAACTACAATACCTGGTATTAAACCTGGAAAACCAATTATTAAACCTAAACACGCGCCGAAACCAAAGGCACAAATGGAAGAGGAAGACTTAGAAGAAAATGGTCGTTCTTTTGCTGGTGGTGATGAAACATTAGGTGGTTTACCAAAACAAAGAGGGTCTAAACATCCTAAAATGAAAAAATAAGATGAAGAATTTAGGATTTATATCAAAAAGCAGTATCTTAGCTGAAATCAAGAAAAACTTAGACGAGATGCCGATGCAATTTGACGGTCCACAGAGACCCGACCCATCTATAGAGAAATCTTTAGCTGACAAAACAACCCCATTATCTGACAACCCAGCATTAGATGTTGACGTTGACAAAGATGGGATTCCAGATAATTTTCAAGAATTATTAGCATCTGAGAGATATGCTCAGGTGGTTGAAAAATTAAAATCCGCTACGGGAGTTGAAAACGTAGGAACAGGTATGAGTGGCGTTATGCAATTGATGCCATTGATTGGACAATCGTTTACTAGTATTCAAAGAACTGAGGCAGAACACAAGTCTGAGTTAGAGAAATTAGCAATCAGTTTAGTTATAGCCGAAGAGGGTTTAGAAGAAATCGCTCCGGGAGAGTGGGGTATTAAGTCCCATCCTGAGAAAAGATTCATGATATCCGCTAAGTTAGTGGGAATGGGTCAAGTTAAACAAGATGATTTCACACAAACACCTGAGGAAACAGAAGAAGAAGATTTTGAGGTTGAGGAACAAGCGTTTGAAACTTTCGACGATTTAAAATTAGAAAGGGCTAAAAGACGTTTTATTAATTCAATCATGCAAGGTTCATCAAAAAGAGGACATTATATGTACGCGTTAGTTCAACAGGAACTAAGAGCATTAACAGGTTCAGACGAATTATTTAACCAATATGGTGTAATGATGACGGCGAACGATATGTTGTATTGGCAGGTTCCTGCTAGTATGATGTTACCGGGTGGAGCACCTGGTGGTGGTGAAGCACCTGTAGGTGGAAGAGAAGAAGTGGATATGGAAACAGACCCACCAACAATCAAAGCAACCGCAGTATCATTCCCAATATTACTACACGAATTAATTAAAGGAATTAAAGAATATTTAGGGTCATACTCAATGAACGACTTATCATCTGAACAAGCGGAGAAAGTTATGGAGATGGAGGATACTTTAGATAAAGAGATATGGGATTTACGTTTAGGACCTGCAATATGGGACAGATTTAGAGCCTCTTATCCACAAGACATCTTAATCGATGAAGATAAGAAATTTTTACAGAACGCACTTTACGCTGAGTTTGTAATATTAGATGCTAAGACATTATTGTCATTGGCTAATGAAGTTATTAAAGGAACTAACCAAGGTAGGCAAACACTACAACAATTAGTTGACGGCATTATCGAAAGAATGAAAGGTGAAGACGCTGAAGACGCTATGGAATCTTTTAGAGATAGTATGGAAGACATCTCGGACGGTTTTAATGATGATGATTTAGGTGACTTTTTAAGTGGATTAGGTATAAGTCTAAATTAAAGAAAAATAATTAACAAAAAGGGAACTTAGTTCCCTTTTTTTTTGGTCTATACTATTTCTAAGGGTAAATGACAATTCCACATATTTATATTATATGACGAAAAAGGAATTAATACAAGAGTATTCTAAATGTCTTAAAGACACCCCATACGCATTAAAGACGTATTTGGAGACGTATGATAATACGCAACAAAAGTTTGTTCCTTTCGAATTATTCCCAGACCAATTACAACTAATTCGGGATTATGACGACTACAATGAGAATTTAGCATTAAAGTATCGACAAGCTGGTGTATCAACTGCAACCGCAGCATGGGCCAGTAAGAAATTACAATTCGCATCACCAAAGAAACCTGAAAAAATATTAATCATCGCTAATAAATTAGACACCGCCAAGGAAATGACCAATAAGGTTAGGGGGTTTTTAGTTCAATGGCCAGAATGGATTAATGTTGGTTTCTCTAAGGATAAGGACTCTCAATCACATTTTAGATTAAATAATGGTAGTGAGGTTAAATCGGTAGCGACCTCTATGGATGCGTTGAGGGGGTATACTCCAACGATATTAATCTTTGATGAAGCGGCTTATATTGAGGCGGGTAATGATTTTTGGGCTGCCTGTATGGCTTCGTTATCTACCGGTGGTAAGGTAATAGTAGTTTCAACACCAAACGGGTTTGATAAAATCTATTATGAAATATACGCTCAGAGTCAATCAGGAATGAATGACTTTAAGATAACTGAAATGGTGTGGTATAAAGACCCTCGTTTCACTAAAGATTTGATGTGGGTGAAATGTAAGGACATAGTACACTATATGTTAAATAGACAACACTACGATGATAACGAAGTGTTATTGAAAGAGTTAGACCAAACTAAATACCCTGAGTTAGTATCTGGTGGGTATAAACCTTATTCGAGTTGGTTTGAGTCTATGTCTAAAAAACTTAAATACGATAAGCGTAAAATTTCACAGGAGTTAGAGAACAACTTTTTAGGTTCGGGGGATAATGTTATACCATCGGACACAATCGAAAGAATTAAAACCACAATGATTGAGGAACCAAAGGAAAAATACATGGCGGGTCAGATATGGTTATGGAAAGAACCAATCAAAGGTCATCGTTATATTATGGGTGTTGACGTTTCTCGTGGGGATAGTGAAGATTTTTCATCTATATGTATTATAGATTTCGACACAAGAGAACAGGTAATGGAGTATTTAGGTAAAATACCGCCAGATGAATTGGCGGATATTTGTTATAAGTGGGGTACGATGTATAGCGCATTTACCGTGGTCGATATTACAGGTGGGATGGGAGTCGCAACCGTGAGGAAATTACAGGAAATGGGTTATAAGGATTTATATACTGACGGAGTAAGTGCATTTGATAAGTGGTCGTGGAACCCTAAATCTCAGGATAAAATGCCGGGTTTATCGTTTAATTCTAAAAGAACTCAAATTGTCGCGTCATTTGAAGAGGCATTAAGACACGACTTTGTGGTTAAATCGAGTCGACTAGTTAATGAAATGAATACATTTGTTTATATAAATGGGAAGGCTGACCATATGAAAGGACAACACGATGATTTAATCATGGCAATGGCTATGTGTATTTACGTTGGGGAATTTTCATTCTCATTATTAAAAGCGTCTGAATCAGGTACAAAGGCATTATTAGAAGGTTGGACTGTGACCAGTAGGGAAAAGATACCGGGTGGGGTATTTTCTCCGACATCTGACCCATACGACCCATTAAGAGGGTTACATAATAACGGACATAACCGAAGTAACGGAGGAGCGACTAGACAAGATTATCTGGACTATTCTTGGTTAATGGGTGGTGGAAAAAGAAAATAGTAAGATTGACTTATAATTATATAAGGACTATTCTTATTTTGAATATACATATAACAAAATGGCTGAGCAAAAATATACAGTTTTTCAAAGGATAGGTGGGCTATTCAATGGTAATCAAGGTGGGACACCCTTGAGTGACCCTACGCCCACATATAATTTTGATAAAAAGGAATTACTTCGTACTACCGATAAGGCGGAATACGAACAAGAAAAGTTACAGGCTCAACAGTCGATGTTTCTTAATAACCAATGGAAAAAGGTGGATAGTGAGTTATATCAGAAAGCGGTATATCATGAACCTAACCGTATGGCGGGATATTACGACTATGAGTCGATGGAGTTCACTCCTGAAATATCTGCCGCGTTAGACATCTACGCTGAAGAAGCAACTACAATGTCAGAACAAGGATTTATGTTAAATATTTATTCTGAGAGTAAGAGAATTAAGTCGATTTTAGGGGATTTATTTAATAATGTTTTAGATATCGACACTAACCTACCTATGTGGACAAGAAATACTTGTAAATATGGGGATGATTTTGTATATCTAAAATTAGACCCTAAGAAGGGAATTATCGGTTGTAATCAATTACCTAACATCGAAATCGAAAGAGTGGAAAAAGGGATGCATATTAGTGGTTCACATGGGAATACTGCTGACGCATCTGAATCCCGTGAGACTAAGTATGTATGGAAGGAGAAAATGATGGAATTCAACGTATGGGAAGTGGCTCACTTTAGATTATTAGGTGATGATAGAAAACTACCTTACGGTACCTCTATGTTAGAAAAGGCTAGACGTATATGGAAACAATTAGTTTTAGCTGAAGACGCTATGTTAATCTATAGAACTTCGAGAGCACCTGAAAGAAGAGTTTTTAAGGTATTCGTAGGTAATATGGACGATAAAGATGTTGACCAATACGTTAATAGAATCGCAAACAAATTTAAGAGAGATAACGTAGTTGACCCATTAAATGGGAATGTAGACCAACGATACAATCAAATGGCAGTGGACCAAGATTATTTTATACCCGTTCGTGACCCTAATGCTCCAAACCCTATAGATACTCTACCAGGAGCTCAGAATTTATCTGAGATTGCAGATATAGAGTACATACAAAAGAAATTATTAGCGGCTCTTCGTATCCCAAAAGCGTTTTTAGGTTTTGAGGATGTCGTTGCGGATGGTAAGAACTTATCTTTACAGGATATACGTTTTGCTAGAACTGTAAATAGAATACAAAAGGCGATGATTCAGGAGTTGAATAAAATCGCAATCATTCACCTTTATATGTTAGGTATGGAGGATGAGTTGAATAACTTCACATTAGGGTTAACTAATCCATCAACACAGTCGGAACTACTTAAGGTTGAGGCGTGGAAAGAAAAGATATTACTTTATAAAGACGCGGTTAGTGACCCAGGGAATGGTATTTCAGCAGTTTCACATACGTGGGCTAAGAAAACTATTTTAGGTATGTCCGATGAAGAAGTGAAGTTAGACTTACAACAACAACGTTTTGAACGAGCAATCGCTGCTGAATTAGAAAAAACACCGGAGGTTATTAAGACCACAGGGGTATTCTCAAATATAGACGAATTATATGGGGAACCTGAGTCCGAAATAGAAGATGGTGAAGATGGTGAAAATTCTGAAGAGTCTGAAGGGGATATCGATATGGGTAATGATATGTCGATGGACGATACCACATCTGATGAACCTATAGATATGGGGGGTGAATTAGGGGAATCTATAAACACGGACGACATTTCATTAATATTAGAACATAAAGATTTCGGTCACCCAACAAAACTGGACCTCTCTAAAGGACAGAGAGAGATTTCCGTAATGGAAAATAAACTAAAAAAGTTATTAGATGAGTAATTAACTCATTTTTTAGATATTTATAATAAAAGTTTGTAATATGACTACCTTAGGAAAATTAAGAAATCAAGTTTATACTAAATTATCGGAGACTTACTCTAACAAAGAGGAGTTTAAAAAAACATTAAAAATGTTTATGTCGGTATTAAACGAAAATAAAGACTTATCTAAAGTCTTTAACATATATACCGATATGGAAAATAAATACATTTCCAGTGAGGAAGTCGCGTCTGAATTTATAACTGAAGCCGTTAATGAGATTAAGTCGTTAATGTCTGAAAATTATATGTCAGGCATCAATAAGTTAGAAACTATTTTCGGAAGTGTTGTTTGTAATGAAAATGAGTATACTAAAAATTTAGACACTTTAGTTCATAAAACAGGGTATGACACATTAATCGAAAGGATTGAATCAAAAGGGTTTTTCGTCGACAAATTAACTGAATCGAGAAATCTATCAGAGAATTACTCACCGGTAACTCAATCAATCTTAAATCATGTTTTAACTTCTAAGTTTAACGACAAGTTTGAGGTTATGACTGAATCTGAAAAAGAATCCTTTCTTAAGTATCGTAAATTAACTACGTTAGAAATTAATGAATCTATTATTGACTTAAAAAACCAAATTAGTGAAAGTATCTCAACATTAAAAGACAATAAGGAGTTATCTTCTTTGATATCGGAAGTTGAAGGTAAAGTAACTAATTCGGGTAATGATTTACTATCGTTGATTAAATTAGAGGAGTTGAATAGTAACTTAATTTAAGAGTCCTCAGAATTTCTTTTTTGTTGTAGGTATATTGCTTTAGATTTTTGTTTCCGTTTGGTAGCCGAAGGTTTAGTGTAGGTTTTCCTATCTCTAATAGATTGTAATTGTTTTACGTTTCTAATCTTTCGTTTATATCTTTTCAATAGTCTTTCTATTGATTCATTCTTACCAGCTTTAATTATAATCATAAATTTAGTTTGTTTTAGTACATTTATTTAATATATAAATATACTAAAAATTAACGACACACCCAAACGAACTTTATTATGTCATATTCTTTGACTCATTAGATAACGTTTATTATACTTAAAGAAGTAACAATAAACGACAGTAGAATTATGAACATATATGAAATCAGGAAAATACATCCACATAGACGTTAATGAAAACTTTAAATGTGGATATGGTACCGTTGATTCAAAAAACTTAAAATCAATATACTCTAAGATATCTTGTTGGGTAGTCCCAAACCTAACGGTAGAGAATTGGAGTCCGATAATCGGAACATTAAAAAGGAAGATAACACACAACCTAAGTGACAGACTTAACCTAACCGAGAAATTTAAAGACGATAGGTTTATCGTGGACTTAGATATTCGAGCAAGTGGGTTAGAACAGGATAAGAAATCATTCATGAATTGTGAAATAACCTTATTCACCACCAAAAATTACGAAATTAGAGACGACGAATTTAAAACGGAGATATCTAACTTACTTAGTAATATCATCACCGAATCGGTGGTCAAATACGACAAATTTTCTTATCATAAAAACAAAAGAGGGTAGCCCCCTCTTTTTTCATTTACAACCATACACTATTTTTTCTTTGTAGTTATATATTTATATAAGAGTTAACACTATATGGTATGAAAATATTAAAAGCAACAGATACAAATACAAAAGGAATTCTTATCGAATATGACGCTGGTCATATATCACCTAATGATAACAAAGAAGTTATTAGAGAAATGAAGGAGATGGATAAGAATGGGAATTTCATTATGTATGCGGTTCTACAGAAATATGATACCCCAAATAAAAATGGGCGAATATACGGAGAACGAATCTTAAAGAGGGAAACCGAAAATTACAAAAAACTTATCGAACAAGGAAGAGCATTAGGGGAGTTAAATCACCCTGAGACATCTTTAGTCGACTTAGAAAGAACATCACACAGAATTACTGAATGCTGGTGGGACGGGAAAATACTAATGGGGAAAGTAGAATTACTTACTTCTGAGGCTTTTCGTACTACAGGTCAGATAACGTGTATGGGAGATATCGCAGCAAACCTATTATTACATGGGGTTGTTTTAGGGATTTCTTCTCGTGGGGTAGGTTCTTTAAAAAAATCAGGAGAATTCAATGAGGTACAAGATGACTACGAAATGGTATGTTTCGATTTAGTTTCATCCCCCTCAACACCAGGAGCTTACTTATTCCAAGAGGAAGGAGAAAGAGAGAATTATGCCGAATCTATCGAGTCCGAAGAAAAAACTATAGACACTAAGACTATGGATTTAATGAAGAAATTTAACTCTTTTTTGGGGCGATAGTAAAAAAAATAGATATTTATTGACTTGTAGTGGACTTTTTTGGTACTACAAATATATTTATATACATAATAAACATTATTGACATTAAATTAACATAGAAAAATGGCTAAATCAATTTTAGAAGAAGCATTACTTCAGGTTACACAACTTGAAGAAGCGGTAAAAAAGAACGCAAAAGAAATACTTGCTAACACAATGAAGCAAGAAATTGACGAACTTGTAAAGGAGTCTATGGAAGAAACCAAAGAAATTGAAACTGAAGAGACTACTGATGAAGTAGCAATCGAGGAACAATTTGAGGAATCTGATGATACAGACACGGATGAAGAAGACATCGAATTAGAAGACAACGAAGAAAGTGAAGACTCGGAAGAGGACGTACTTGATTTAGATGTTGACTTAGACGACGTATCTTTAGATATGGATGATATCGAAATGCCATCGTTAGAATTACCATCACTTGGTGATGAAGAGGAAAACGAAGTCATTGATATGACAGGGGCATCTGACGAAGAGATATTGAAGGTTTTCAAAGCAATGGGCGATGAAGACGGAATTATCGTATCACAAGACGACGAAGGAACTGTCCACTTAGAGGACGGTGATGACGAGTACAGAATCGAGATGAACGAATCTGATGAAACTGAAGAGGACGAAGAAGAAGTAACTGATGAGGTTATGGAAACTGAGGAATTAGAAGAGAATCCAATAGTTGGAGCAATAGTAGGTGGTGCCGCATCGTACGCAGGTGGTAAAATCGCTAGTTCTATTATGGATGAAGAAACTGAAGAGGAAGTTGTTTACGAAATTGAATTGGATGACGAAATAGTTGAAACTGAAGAAGTGGAGATTGAAGAGTCTGATGAAACAATTGAAGGTGATATGGAGGAAGCTTCAAGAACTCACGCGGCAGACGCGAAAGTACCTTCAAACCAAGGTAAAAAATATAAGGCTGGTCGTAAAGACTTGTCTGAAGAGGTTGAAACATTAACGGTTAAGAATGGTGAATTAACTGAAGCATTGAAATTGTTTAGAAATAAGTTAAACGAAGTTGGAGTATTCAACGCGAACTTAGCCTACGCAACTAGATTGTTTACAGAACACACTACTACGAAATCTGAGAAGTTAAACATCTTAAAGAGATTTGATAGTATTGAGACATTGAAAGAATCAAAGTCTTTATACAACTCAATCAAAAACGAACTAACAGGTTCAGATACTAAGTTAACTGAAACTGTCGTTAATAAAATTTCATCATCACCAAAATCTGGTTCATCTGAAAAATTAGTGGAGTCTAAAACTTACGAGAATCCACAAATTAAGAGAATCAAAGAGATGATGGGAATAACAAAATAAATTAAAATTAAATATTCAACAAAATGGGAGCATTATTAGAATCAGGATTAGTTGGTAACATCGGGTTAAAACACCTTAAAGTTATCAAAGAAGACACAATTAACAAATGGGATAAATTAGGATTTTTAGAAGGTCTTAGTGGTCACCAAAAAGAAAATGTAGCACAGTTATTTGAAAACCAAGCATCACATTTAATCAACGAGGCGGCTCACACGGATTCAGCAGGTTCATTCGAAACTGTAGTTTTTCCAATCGTGAGAAGAGTATTCTCGAAATTATTAGCTAACGAAATCGTTTCGGTACAAGCTATGAACTTACCAATTGGTAAATTATTCTTCTTTGTACCAAAAGTACAAGAAAGAAACGCTGACGGTTCACACCTACAACCATTTGGTTACCCAGGTACAACTGATTACGCTGCAGGTTCACAAGCAGGTTACGAAAACCCAGCTTCAAAGAACTTATACGATAAATTTTACGAAGATGGTTCTAACGAATCAGGGATGTATGATTATTCTAAAGGAGATTTCCAAGAGAACACAGGAGTGGTAACACTTATTAGTGATTTAACTGCTACTGACTCAAGAATTCTTATATCAGTAAATGGTTTCCAAGACTCAGGTTCTGGGAAATTAAACGGACCTAATGGTCAAGAAGTTGATTCGGAAGAATTTTTAGCTTCATTAAAAGTAATCTTAGGTGGAGAAGAAAAAGATTTCAGAGTTGTAACTCAGAAATATGGTAAATCTATCGTAACAGGATTATCTAAGAAAGTATCTCCAGCTGCTGGTGTAACGCCAGGTGGTAGACACACAAGTATTTGTGATGCTGACGGAGTTATCTTTTTAGAAGTTGATGTTGAAGCGTATGACGCTAACACAGGATTTTCAGCGGTTGATTTAACTGCTAATACTGTAGCTGACTTCGTAGTAACATGGAGACAATATTTCGATATGGAATTTGAAGATTCAATCGGAGAAGTTTCTTTTGACTTAGAATCAGTTACTGTTTCTGTAACAGAAAGAAAATTAAGAGCTTCTTGGTCACCAGAATTGGCACAAGACGTTTCTGCTTTTCATAACATTGATGCTGAGGCTGAATTAACGGCTTTATTGTCTGAACAAGTTGCTGCTGAAATCGATAGAGAAATCTTAAGAGATTTAAGAAAAGGAGCTGCATGGAACCTTAAATGGGATTATAATGAGTGGAAATATGGTGCTGCTAACGGAGCGTCTTTCGCAGGTTATACTCAGAAAGATTGGAACCAAACTTTAATTACTAAAGTTAACCAAGTTTCTGCACAGATTCACAAATCTACCTTAAGAGGTGGAGCTAACTGGATTGTTGTTTCTTCTGAAGTATCAGCAATATTTGATGATTTAGAATACTTCCACGTATCTAACGCATCTCCAGAACAAGATTCATATAATATGGGTATTGAAAAAGTAGGTACATTAGCAGGAAGATACCAAGTCTTTAGAGACCCTTACTTCCCAGCAGGAAAAATCCTTATGGGACATAAAGGTACATCTTTATTAGATACGGGATATGTATACGCACCATACGTGCCATTACAGTTAACTCCTACAATGTATAACCCGTTCAACTTCACTCCAATCAAAGGTATCATGACTAGATACGCTAAGAAGATGGTGAACAACAGATTTTACGGTGTAATTACAGTAAAAGGATTACAATCTTTTGATATCTCAGAATTAAAATAATCTTTTAATTAACTGAAATAATATTAAGGGACTCTTCGGAGTCCCTTTTTTTATGCTTTAAATTTAGGTATTTAAGTATACCGCATAAAAAAATTCGGTCTGTGAACCGAATTCTGATATTATCGGGTAATTACCCGATATATTATTTTAATGATTAACTCTACGATTTAAGTCTGAGTTGCTTTTTGTAAAGATGACAATTACTTGACCACCATTCTGACGATGTTCTGTCTGTCGTTGTATTCATGGTTGTTGACTCACTAAACCTAACCACCTTAACGTTATTAGTTTTAGGGTCCATAACATACACTCCGAACTTATTAACCCCACCATCACGTTTAAATGGTCTATTAAGGTCAATTTCCTTACCGATATAGTTAGACTCGTCCAATATAAATGGACTATCCAAATAAACGTCCCCTAAGGTCGTTTTAACTTTCTTACCCATATCTGTACCGATTAACGTAGTTTCCTCCTCAGACAGGGTTATTACACCCTTATTGTGTAGTTTCCTAGCCTCGTTAATGATTGTGAAGAAGTTATTTGATTTGACACGAAATATACTCTCATGTAATGGTATGTTATTGTCGATATGATACGATAGTTTATCGCTAATTATGTTTTCTGAGAGTAATGAGGCTAGTGCCTCTCCTCCTGTCGACGAATCATCCATAACACTCGAATCATCCATAACACTCGAATCGTTTGAGACCCACTCATCAGTACTGTAATCCGTCTTACTTTTCTTATTAAGATAATCCATTGGGTCTACTAATTTCCCATGGTCTTTCATTTCCCAGTGTAGATGAGCTCCCGTCGAACTACCCCTGTGTTGGTCATTCTTCGCACCACCACTTAAACCGATAATGTCTCCCTGAGCCAAAACATGACCGTCGTCGAAGAAGTTTATTTTCTTAACGTGACAGTAACGAGACATAAGATTATCTCCATGGTCTATTCTAATTGTACCACCACAAGACCCCTTACTGTATTTAGTGTCCCCTTTACCTCCGGACATAATTTTACCCGGTAATGGTGATTTAATTGGTGTTCCCGAACTAACTCCTAAATCCACCCCATAATGTCTTCTCACTCCTTTGGTCCCCTTATTTCTTACCTCATTAAAAGGAGACGTAATCGAAGAATAACGTAATGGTGGTATCATAGATACGAATGTCGATTCACTCAATTCTGTAGGTTCCTCACCCATTTCATTATAAATCGTTATTAACCTATCTATCTCAGTTAGACTATCCATCGAAGTGTTCCATGGAGTTGTAATTATTTTAATATCTTTTAAGTATTTTGATTGTAGTAAAACTAACTCCTCTAAAAGTTTTTCGAACGCTAATTCTTTAAGGAATGTCAGTGATAGTGAAGCTGCCGAGCCAACAAATGAGCCGGGTAGTGATTCAATCACCCTTTGGACCACATCAACCATATCGGTCAATAGGGAATCCTTAATTTCCTCTAACGAATCAAACTCTTCCTTACTGATATTATCCTCATCTATCGATGGTAATATCGTCTTATTAAATTCGGTATTCGTCTTACTTAACTCATATAGGTTCTTTGCGATTGCGGGGACGGTAACTAATAAGTCAACACCATCAACACCGGCAACTAATTGAGGGATTGAGTCTCCTAACATATCACTAAAGAAATCGATTAAACCCGACTCTTTAATGTAAACTTTCTTTTTACCCATATTATTTTTCATTTATAATGTAAAAACTTATCCCCTTTTTAACTGTATTAATTTCTCGGTTCGTTTTTAACTGTAAGTCCAAATAGTACTCCTTATTTGGTATTAACATTGAAGTGTCCAGTAGAAAGAAATTACTATTGAACGAACGACTAATATCTGTCCACTCAATAACCCCAACAGAGGTAGAACCTTCTTTTACGTATACCATATATTTTAAGTTGTCGATTTGAACTGATGGTTCATACATGAACGGTACTTTCACCTCAACATAAACTTTACGTATATCACCTCTCGATATTTTCTCATCTCTTTGTATTCCCATGAATGAGAACCCATATTCGTTAGGTACTAACTCATCGGCACCTATATTAAAAAATTCTGAAGAAGGTCTTAATGTGAACTCTTGAGTGTTTACGGGTATTTCATACCCACCGATTACCAGTCCTTTCCAATGGTCTGACAATATTTTAGGTGCCTTACAACTCTGAGAACCAATCATAAATGTCGCCTGATACACCCCTTTGGTTATGTGGGTCGTCCCAATATCTGACATTATTAATTCATCTCCGTCGTAGATATCCACCGATGGATTAACATCTAAGTTCGTAGGTTCGTTTCCTTGGTTAACATATAGGATTAGATTTCTCGTGGTCCCCTCATAAAAATCATTTCTATTATCAATAAAATGGTCATTAAATGTTGTTTCCAAAAATGGTTCGAAAAATGTTTGAGTATATTTTGAATAAAAACCAATACTTTGGTATGAACCGGCAGTGTCAATTGATTCGTAAGGTAAGTCAAAACAAATACCAATTCCGTAATTTGTTTCATTACCGTCTAATATGTTATTAACATAACTTGTAATGTCAATTTCTAAGTTTTCCGCGCCACTATCAAAGTGTTGGGTGGATATAACTAATGAATCATCCTTAGACCCCACAACATCCCACTGACTAACAGTGTCTTTATAAAACCAATTGGATGGATTTTCAGAGTAAGTATTTTGCCCCACGAAATTCGAAGACGTGTTAGTATAATCGTGACCAATACCCTCGTCCCATTGTTCGGTTAATTTATAAGCGACCAAATCAAATGATGTGGCTCTTTTAAACCCTACCGTAGTTTCTCCGTTAAAAAACGAAGACTCGTCTGGGTTGATTGTATTTGTTAATTTTAATACGTGTTTTTGGATTCTACCTCTATTAATATAACCTTCAGATATTCTTCCGATTAATTCCGATAAGTCCACTTGCAGTAAAAATCTACTAAAACTACCACCATAGAAAATCTCAGTAACCGGATTTTTCGCCGTATTACTATATGTTTCACTGATGATTGTATTGTTCTTACTAAAATATGATTTGAATACAGACATTTATATTGTTTTTATAATAAATATCTAATAATTAGTTAATTCTATTTTTCTGAGAAAGGATATTCTGTTTAAAGTCTTGGAATTGTTGTTCTAGTTCCTGTTTAACCGATGGGAGTACCACTGCAGGCTCTGCAGGGTTATGTACGTGAGTAGTTAAAAACAAATAAATCACGTCTAATAAGTTCTGTAATTGTTCACCTCTAACTAACGCAAAGGTCTCAGGTAAAATACCCTTAACTAATTCTTGTTGGGTGATTCTATAATTGGAAACCTTATTAAAATCAATCCCCACTTTAGACGTTGGTATATTATTACCATACGCTAATTGGAAGTTAGTATCCGAAAGGATAATCACATTTTTAGAGGGCACCGATTTCGTAATGATTGTATTAATCTCAACTTCCGTAGTTTTAGTTGGTGTATTGTCCTCATTATCACTAAATAATAATCCATGTGACTTACGACTCCTAACTCTGATAAAATCAATAAAATTCGTATATGTCGCATTACTTTTTAATTCATTAAATTGTGACGGACTAGGTCTAAAATAAACTGGATATATAGACGATAAACTATCAGGACTCACATTGGACGGATGCTTAATAAATCCGTCTAAATTCCCAATACCTGACTGACCGTCCACGAAAAAGGATTTTATAGTATGTCTTAACTTTAATCCTAAATCCACTAATGTCGGTTCCGTTATCTGTACCGAATAAATTAACTCCTTATCGTCATCACTTACTTCCGTAATGTTATTAAAATAAATTGTTTCTGTGGTCCCCTCATTTTTAGATAACTTATATATGTAGAACGTACCTGTAGACGTTTCAATGTCCTCGATACTATACTCTACTAAAATTTCCACATGACGTATCTCAGATTCGGTTGTTTGGGTTTTCTTAGGTTCTCCGAATTCTTGTGTGGTGTCGTATTTTGATACTTGAACCATAGCGGGATTTTCGTCCCTAATTACCTCGTTTTGTTTACTAGATATTGTCTCGTTAATTTTACCGGCTCTAATTACCACGGCATTGTCGGACCAAACAACATCTGAATTTATACGACCAGAAATCGAATAATCTTCAAGTTTTGGTAATGCTCCATCATATTTCTTCTTAACGTATTCTCCGTTTTCTTTTACTAATTCCTTACCCTTTTTATAACGTAACCCTTCTCTCGATTGAGATTGACTATGTTCGGCACTATTACCATCAAAAAACCCCCTATCTACTGATGAGGTTGGTATATAAAATCCATCAACGAAATCTCTAGATAGGTCGGTATAAATAATATTAACCATTTCTCCGATTTTAGGTACAAAACTGAAGTTGTTCGGTATTAACGGTTTAAGTATGAAAGGGTTTACCGTAATATCCCACTTATCCTTACCCTCTATAGATTTAGTGCCTTCATATTCCGCAATATACTTTTTATCAGAAACCCTAAAATTAGACGCCTCAACAATTATACGACCCAGTCTTAGTGGGTCGGAATTATCAATGACGACTCCTTTATAAAATATTCTCTTATCCATCTATATTCGTTTTTCTACTTTTAATCTCATCTGAGATTTGGTAGTAACATTTTTCTACGTTATCTAAGTGATGTGAAAGTTGAATAATCAGAGATTTAGTATCTTCAAATTCTTTAGTTAAGATGCTGGCACCCTCAATGAGGTCCTTGTTTCCCTTCTTAGATGCGTTCTCACCTAACTCTATCAATTCTCTAATGTCCATTAATCAAATGATGTTAAAATTATTCCCTTACCTAATACGAAAGGGGTCACGACAGGACCTAACGGATGAACACCACTTGCCGGTTGCGATACGAATTGTATTGCTCCGTTCTCAGCGGTTTCTTGCATTAACCCATCTAAAAAGGATTTTTGCCCTAAAACGTGTTTATTTATGGACCCATCGGGTAAATCCCCCGTATTGTATCCTATTTTTTGTAAATTATCCACACCGTTGATAAATGCTCTAGTTGAGTTCGCACCTTCCCTAATATATGCACCGTATAACATCGGCATTGGTATCCCTAATGGTATACCTGTTTTCAATTTAAGTAAAGACATTAATCCGTTCAGAATCCCGATACAGGACGTTAAGTCCATAGACTTTAATTTACCTAACGCGGATAATAATGATAGTATTATTGCGTATCTCCCCTTTAATTGTTGTGATACAATCTTCATCACTAATTCTGTGATTAGGACGGTTAACCGTTTTTTAATTTCCTTAAATAACTCTTCTTTATACATATCGAACACTCTTTTTGTTATTCGAGTAACGAATGAATTATTACTGTTAACGAAACCTTTAATGTCTTTTGACCCTTCTTTAGTCGAGTCTATAGCACTGGTCAAGACCACAAATGGTAGTAACGACTTAGGTCCTAAAATTTTACTTACAATTACTTTTGGTATTTGTTTGAATATGTCGGTATTAAAGTTAAGATTAACGTTTGGTACGTCAAAACCACTATCCTGTACGTGAGACCCGATATTATTTAAGAAATTATCGATAACCTCATTTTCAGGTATCCCGGAGTCTAAGTCCATTAACGTATCAATTAACATTTCAGGATTCATTTCTGCCTCATAATTACCACAATCAGATAAACGATAAAGTTTATTAATTTTTAGGTTAAAATTTTCTTCAATGTATCTCGTGTCTTCATCGTCAAAAGTGAACGATAACTCTTCATCCTGAGTAGAAACTCTATCAATTAAACCCTCCTTAATTAGTGAGTCAGACTCATAGAAGTCACTACATAATGCTGAGATAGCTTTCATAAACTGATTTAACTCCTCAAAAGAGTTAACTCTTTTGTTCGATACGTCTACAGAGAAAACTCCGAATAACATATCGATAATGTCGGTCATTAACTCCTTAGAGTTAAACAACTCAAATGATGAGTAATAGTTAGAAATGAAATCCGATAAAGATATGTCCTTAAAGGTTAATGTGTACTCCTCGTCTGATTGG